TCCTAGCAGTCTGAGGCTCTTCTCCTTCTTCATACTCTTCTGGATCGTACCAATCTAGAAAGTAATTCATATTTTCGTCTGTAAACTCGAAACCGATTTTGTGTACTGGATAGTATTCCATTTTTCTCTCCTATTGATAAATTTTAATGACAAAGAATAATAATTGACAAACCTGACAACAAATGCCAGAAAGTGTGATAAAGATCGTATCGATCATCATAACTTTCAATCTTCAAACAAAACATTCCCAAAGTGAAGACCCCCACGCCAACAAACAAATAAATCGGAGGAGGAGGATCAACCACAATAAAGCACCAAAGAGCATATCCAACTGTTGTGCAAGCCATCTTAACATCCAGTTTATGGAAATCTTGCTCTTTCGAGTAGTGATAAAGAAAAGACAAAGTCCAAGATATTAAAATCATTACAGACAAATAAGGAAAGTTGTCTACATATGCTGAGAAAGCAGAAAATAAATAAATATTGTTCGAAATAAGAACAGGGTCGTGTAAAGGTTTTCTTCTCATTTGTCTTTCCTTTTGTGATATAAGCGGGGCAAAGCCCCAGTCGCATTAATGATATCACCTCACTTTCGGTTCCGCGACTAGTGGGGCTGGAGGGACTCGAACCCTCACGCTCTTACGAGCGCCGGATTTTAAATCCGGAGTGTCTACCAAATTCCACCACAGCCCCCGAAATGTGCCCGATAGGACTCGAACCTATATCTTACCGCTTATGAGGCGGTGGCATTAACCATTATGCTACAGGCACGATCAAATTACTCATCTAGTATACCATAACCTGCAACAACTGTCAAGTCAATTGAGTTTCCATCAAAAGAAACCTTCCGTCTGTATATTTTTGCTTTTAGATTTGCAGCTTTGATATCTTTCTTGAGAAACTTAATGAACTTTTCTCTTTCTTCGTCAGAGTCATGGATGTGATGTGGAACGACTGCCGCCTCGACAAGATTGTTAACGTCTGCTTTCGACCTCGGCATCTAAGTTCTCCTTTTGCTTAATAGCATAATCCAAATACCACCTTGCTTTCTTAAGATCTGTTAAAGGATCTTTCTTGTGGTTGTGTCTTGCTATATATTTTACAACATTTCCTAGGCAAAAGTCAAGCTCCCAATCTTGAATTGCGTCAATAACTTCAATTTTGCCTACATTATAATGCTTTGGATGATTAACTTTTTCTTTCATTTAAATCTACTCCCATCTTCAAGCCACACTTCACAATTAAGAGGATTCCCATTTAGCCAGTCGCATTCATATTTTTTTTGCCCATTATCCCACCATGCTTCTATTTTGACAACCTCGCCGTGTAGATAGCTTACTCTCTCCTGAAGCATCAATGTCCCTTCTTTTCTGGAATAGAAACTATGTTCTCCATGAAATTTCCCACCCACAGTTTGGTATACTACCCTATGGGGATGGTAGTGGGTCATATAATAGTCATTGTCTTCTTCGACGATTTTGATATCATTCTCTTTTAAAAGTTCTACTTCGGAGAGTAAAGATATTGGAAATTCACCCCCTTCTTTAAGCCACTTGTTAATTTCTTCGGTTCTCATCTTTTCTTCATCTTTCTCATTTCTTTGTTGGATGGTCTGGTTTTCTTTTTCTTTTTTTGACCTTCGAAAAGACCAACTCCGTGAACTCTGCAATATTCTTCAAAGAAGAGATGATTGTTCATGTCCTTTTCCAAACAAAGATCAGACAATTCCATCCAAACGATTTGCTTGTCTTCCTTGTCTCCATCAATATATTGCTTACAAAGTGAACTTAATTCAGGGTGTTCTGTGATTTTTATCTTTGACATTCTATTCTCCTTTGCTGGGAATTAATTGTGACTCCTACGGGATTTGAACCCGTGTTACTGATGTGAAAGACCAGCGTCCTAACCACTAGACGAAGGAGCCAAAAGAAGCCCTTTCGGGCTTCAGGGTTGGAAGATATTTTAGTTATCTTCGCGCTCTTCTACGAAAGCTTTGATACGATAAGCTTCGTTGAAGACTTCGTCCAAGGTGGGAAAGTCTGGACGGTTTGGAACATCGACCGAACGGCCTTCTTGAGAAAGGTTCCATGCTTGACGGTAGTCAGTCATACTTTCGTAATACTGGTCCATTTTCCTGCTCTGAGCAGCGTGAAAGATATCAAATCTCAATTCATAAGGGTTCTTGCTTCGCATTTTTAATCCTCCTGTGTTTGTAATGCGTCTTCGTTATCTTCGGCTGGTTTATAGATTACATGCTCATCCATAACGTCAAAGATAACTTGTCTAAACTCTGGGTCTTGAAGTTTCTCAACCCATTGCTTTCCTTGAAACTTAAACTCTCTTCCTTCTTTCGAGGTCAGAGTGTACCAAGCTCCTCCGGTTTTTAGCCTTTCAGAGCCTTTGATGGCATCAAGCCAACTTTCCTCGTCTTGAATTCCAACTTGTTGACCCCAAAGCAACTTAAAGTTGCAAGTCCTTCCGGCGGAACCAAAACGAGACTTTTCAAGTTTGACTTTCACTTCAGAACCAATCCTAACACCATTGGAATCCAAAATGTAAGCCGCCTTTGCTTTTCTGGCGGTAAGCCAGATTCTCAAAGAATAAGTGTAATGAGCAGCTTTACCTCCCGGTGTGAAATAAGGAGTAGTCAAAGCTTCTGCAATATTACTGGTGATATTCGTTTTAAGCTGATTAACAATCAAGAAAGTTGATTGTGTGTTCGCCAAAGGAATTGTCACCTTCGAGAAGGCTTTGGAAAGAATCCTAGCTTTCATTGCCATAGAAGATTGAGGGTTGAAGTCACCTTCAACATCTTTCTCCGCAGGAGTGTGTGCTAGGGAATCCCAAATAAACAGCCATTTCTCTTCATCTGCCAAAAGAGTTTCGATCATTTCGAACACTTTTTCAACAGACGCTGCTTGAACATAAAGCAAGTCATCAACATTGCAACCTGCTTTTGCCAAGAAAGTTGGGTCAATTGCCGACTCAGCGTCAAAATAAGCAACTCTAATGCCCATCTTTTGTGCGTTACCAGCAATTTGTGCAGCCATGAAGCTTTTCCCACTAGCTTCAAGTCCTGCAATCTCCGTGATTTTACCAACAGGGATACCAGCCAATTGGCCTCTGCAAATAATAGAGTCCAACCAACGTGAGCCGGTTGCAATCCACTCTTTGACTTCTGTTGGATTTTCTTCATTAAGGTTGTGTGCAACCGTCATACCTACCTTTTTATTCAGCAGCTTGCGGTACACGTCCATGTCTACTTTACCAGCATTCATTTATCAACCTCCGAGAAGTTCGTTAAAAGCCTTTCCAACTTTATCGTCAACATTGGAAGAGTATTTTTCTACATCTTCCTTGTCATCGCCAGCAAGGTATTTGTCAAGAAGTGCTTGAACATCTTGCGTGGTTTTTCTTTCGAAAAGACCATCAAAGTCCGGAATGTTTTCCAGAAGTTTAGCACATTCCTCATCACCATCTTCGCATGCTTTCGAAGCTCGACGCTTCGGAGTAAGAACGGTAGAGGGGAACATTGCTCCCGGTGCTTTACCATAGGCAAGAACCAAGTCGGTCCCAGTGTTAGTATCGGTAATATCACCGTAGTCGGGGTTCAAAACCAATTGCAGAAGTTGCTCATAAACAGTCTTGGAGTAACCCCAAATCTTCACACCTTCATCTTCTTTTCCTCGAACGAGGACAGGCGAGAAGAACCTTTGCTTTGGAAACAGCTTTTTAGCCATTTCAATAGACTCCGGAGTGCCTTCGCGATAAAGTTCGGAAGCAAAGTCCAAAACGGGACTTTCATCACCAAAGTTACGCTTCGGACAAAGAGTGGGTGCTTTGTCCAATCCGTAGTAGAACCAAAACTCTTTGAACGGATCGCCATCCGAAGTAGGAAGAATACGGATCACTTGTTCTCCGTCTTCCGGCTTCCAGAAAAGATTGTCTTTACCGCCTCCTTTGTTTTTCAGACGGTTGTACTTTTCTTTCATCTTTTTCATGTCAATAGCCATTGTCATTTCTCCTTTGTGTTGTTGACAGCCTTTGAGCTTGTGTAATATCATACCAAAACGAATTCAAAAAGTCAAGAACTTTTTTCAAATTATTTCAAATTCAAAGTTCCAGACATATGATAAGAAACCAATTCACCAATCAAAGTGTTATGATTGATCACTCTGTACCCTTTATTTTCCATATCCCAAACCAACTCCATTCCTTCCTGAAGCTTTGCTTTCTTTCCACCTTTTCCTTCCGGAAGAGCTTCTTTTGGAATCTCGTCCAACCTTACAAATTGCATATTTCGAATTGTTCCGTCTTTCTTTTTGAAAGTGCCATGGTATACATTAAACTTCATCTTTTTCTCCTAGTTTTGTGCCTTGATGAAAGTGTGTTCTTTTCACTACCAAACCAAAATTATAACCAGATTCATTCGGATAAATCTTATAACAAAAATTCTTCTTTTCTTTAAAGTTTCCCTTGATCAGAGGGATCAGATTAACATCTTCTTCCAAGCGCTTTTTATCGATGGACATATAATACCAGAACTCATTTTGATTGTCAAGCAAAAAATAATCATTTTCAGAATTATTTTCAAAATCATATGATCCAATCGACAAGATCCTATTTCTCTCCATTGAAGAAAACTTCGTTGCTGTAATCGGCTTTGCATTCTCAAAGTAATTCAGCATATGAATTGAGTAGCTGATTACGTCGTTGATTTTATCAAACTTATTCATAAATGTCAAGCCTGAAATTGAACTTTCTAATTTCTCGTTTGAAATTAAGACGATATCTTTGAACATACCAGACCTCGCATAGTCTTGCAAGGCATTGAAAATCAATTTATGCTGCAAAGAATACTGATCATAAAGTTGATCTTCTTCCGGAATGATCAGGATCACTCTGATCTTTGTTTCTTTGAATTGCTCCAAGATCCTCAAAGAGGCCCCAGCAGTTGTGCCGGAAGTTGAAACAAAAAAAAGAGTTTCAGAATGTTTTGGGCAAACTTGAACATTGAAATGATCTTCATATTCCTTGTGTGATCCTCTTTCTTCGATCAGAAAGCCCCCTTCCCTTTTTTCTGTATCGAAAAGATAAAGATCGTATTGAGGATATTGTCTAAACTTTTCTGCAATATTGCAACCACAATTGCCCAAACCAATCACATTCATTCTTTTTCTTCCTTGCAAAGTTTTTTATGCCATTCCAAAACAGCAGCTTTTGGATCTTCGGAATTGTAAATGCTCCTTCCTAGAATAGGATAATCCGTGAATAAGTTTTCTTCACAACCTTGTGCTCCAAATCCCGGAGAATAGATGATCTTATCTTCTCCCAAGATATTTGAAACTTTGTTGTAAAATTCGTGTTTACTAGGAGGAAGCACAAACCTTTTCACTCCAAACTCTGCTGCTTGCTTGTAAATCTTCAAAGAATCTTCATCAGAAAAAAAGCCCCCTTCTTCTTTTGAAAACCCTTGATGAGTCATTTTGCCGCCAACAATCGTTTTAATGTTTCTTTTTCTCAACTCTTTCAACCAAAAATCCAAAGAGTCAGGGCCGGCAAAAGGAAACAAGATCGCTTCATCAACGCCTGCCATCTTCATCGCAGAAGCAAAGTTCATTCCCATTTGTGGGATGTCGTTTCCTGCTTTTTGATGATCGTAGATCACCTTTTTATTTGGTGCTCTAAACTTTACTTCATTCACGCAGCGAATCAAACCAAATGTAAAAACAAGATGAAATCCAATCTTATAACCATAAACCTCTTCCATATCCCCTGTTTGCTTCATAATCTTGACCGCTTTTTGCATAGGGCAGTCTAGAGAGATAATAATCTTTTTCATATATTCATTTCCTTCATTTGTCCGAAGTTTCTTCCTCCGGCAATATTTGTTTTGAATTTCCCAAACCTTGTTTCTTCAAACCTTCCAAGTATGCTTTTGATAATCTCCATATCTTCCAAGTCGAAATCAATAACCAAAGAATCGTGAATAGTAAAAGCCACATTAGATCTCCTCCCTTCCAGCATTTTGTCAACTTTCATTGCTTGCTCCAAGAAAAGATCAGAAGTTGTAGATTGAATAAGATAATTTAAAGCGTGATGATCATCTGCTTCTATTTTCCTTCCAAATGGAGTTGTTATTATACCATCTTTATACCATCTTTGCAAGATCTTTTTTCTGTTGAAGATCTTTTCCAAAGCTTTGTTTTCTTTTTCAGGGTTGTAAAACCAAGCAAATGTTTTTTGTTTTGACTTTTCTCTAGTGTATTTGCCTTCGAACACTTCCTCAGCAATCCAAGAGTGAAGATCTCCTTCCGGCTGTTCTTGTTCGGCCAAAGCCAAGAACGTTCTTAGTTCAGCAGCGTTGAAATCCAACTCCACGAAACAAGCCCTATGAGGCTCAACAAGCCCCCTCAATTCCTTTTTGAGGGTCAGTATAGGGAAAGAGCCTTTACGTGTCGTTAAGCGCCCTGTAACGCTCTTGAAAGGGTTGTATTTGACCTTTGTTGGAACGTCTTTGAACTTTTTTCTCAAATGAAAGGGAATATTCGAAAGATTGATTTTGATTTCTTGCCCTGAGATCTTTGAACAGAAAGAATAAATCTGGTTCAGAAAATCAGAATTCTCTTTTTCTTCATATGTTTCGAACACATGTTGACAAATCTGATTTTTTAGTGTAAAATATTGATTGATCAAATCAAAAGGAAAAACTGTATGAACATTCATTCTTGCTGGATCGCATCCAACGTGTTGGAAAGACTTCACAAAAGCCTTCATCTTTTTTTGACAGTTTTCCCATTCTTTGGAGATTGTGGCGGGGCAGACATCGGAAAGACCTTGTCCTTCGGTCAGAACAATTCCGTATTTTGTGCCGCTTGTTGGGAACTTAGGGTTGAACTCCCACGTTTTGGTTGCGGATTTGGGGATGTAGTCAATAACTTGACCTTGAAGAAATACCTTGTTTTGAAGTGTTTGAAAGTACATTTGTCCTCCGTGTCTGTTTGGAACAATTTTTGAGCGTGTTGTAAGTATACTCGATGACTGACCTTCTGTCAACATCTTTTTTCAAAATTCTTTCTATATTAAATTTTAATTTATTTATATTCTTATTACTTTTAAAAATAAAACTTAAAAGATCTGAATAATAATAAATTAAATTATTGTTTTTTAAATAATTTTCAATATAATAATCTTTGTATTCATTTTCTGTTAAGATCTTTCTTTGAATAGAATAAGATCTATTAATTTTAGTATTTGATTTAGAACAAGATTTAACAATTTGTTCAGATTTAAAGATCAAAGAATTTTCTTTTAAAACTTTCAAATAAGCTTTAAAAAAAGAATAATACAAAAGTTCAAATTCTTTATAACTACCTTCGACAACTTCGAAGTTTTCTTTAAAGTAATCTTTCAAAGTTTTATTTTTCAATTGACTTTTTGTTGAAGGTAAGTTAAAATCCATAAAAAACCGCCAAGGAACATTTTTGTCATATCTCATACCAGAAAGATAACAAAGACAAGCCAATCCACCATACTGCGGGATTCTATAAAAGTTATCAAACTTAAATTCATTGTTATCGTAAGGTGCATTAGCATCTTGGATTTCAAACCCAAGTCCTGAATTCAACATTGAATTTCGAAAAGAAAGAATGTAATTTGAATATAAGATTTCAGGACCTATTCTTTGCTCTTTGAAAAGTGAATAGATTGTTTTTATAAAAAGATCAAAGTTGGAAGCTTGATCTAAGGGTGTTCCTAAGATAAAATCTTCAAACTTATCCAAGATCAGATCAGAAGCAAAATCCAAGTATTCTTCTTCTACTTCTTCTGGAAGTTGTGCCCCCTTTTGAATAAGAAAAACTTCAGAGAATAAATCAATTTGGTTTTTGCCTATTGCAAAGTCATATTTTCTTATATCATAAAAGTTTTGATATATGTTATAAAGGTCTTTGTTAAGGTAAACCTCTTCATCATCTGTGAATTTTGGATCAACCAATTGAAAGGAAGATCTTTTTGGGATTATAGCTTGTCCTTTTTCGTTTACTTTTCCAAAGTAAAATCCTGTTTTAACAAAGTCAAAACCATCAGGAAGAAGGATTGGAGAACCTCCTTTGATAAACTTCAACCTTTCAACAAATGCTTCTTTTAAAGAAGATTGGTTGGACTGATTTGAAGGAATAACATCGTTTGTATAATTTTCGCTAAGATCTAAACTGATCTTATCAAGATCAAACTTTTCCATTTATTAATTCCTTACTTGTTGAATACATCTGCAAAAAGTTCTCTGAATTTTTTCATCAACTCTCGTCTTGTAGCATCTTTATCAGGAACTTGTCTTGTCTTAGTTACATTTTTGTATTGAAGAGTGCGAGCGTAGGGGCTAGTAGGTGTAACAGTCTGCACCTCCGTATATTTCTCCTTTCTAGTTAAGAGCTTCCCTTTCAAAATGTTATTAACTTGCTGATCAATACTATCCAAGTTTTGGAACTTGTTTAATTTATTGCCGGCATTTTCTATAGCGCCTGAGCCGAATTTAACCCTAGGGCCTACCCCAAAGCCAACCCAAATAGCTTTAAAAGAGGTATTATAAGCGCCTCCCTCAAAAGAATTTGAAACTTCTGTGATCACATAATAACCACCCAAACCCAAACTCAAAGCAGTAGATGAATTCTTTGAAATAGAGTCCGCGTTAACATAAACCATTTGGCCGGGGACAAAAGCAGAGTTGCCAAATAATTCAACTTGAATATTATAGATTCTTCTAAACAATTCTAATTTTGTATTTGGATTAGATTTAGTTAAGTTTACTTCTTCAAGATACTTTTGATCTGCTTTGGAAAAGTTGATAGTTTTTACCAAGCCATTGTCGCGACCCAAGAAAAGATGAAAGATGCCAGCTTTTGTGTCCCTTACGATATTTGACCGCCTATCCCCCAAGAAAGAATTTCTGGCACTTATAAAAAGATAGTTATAGATACTAGCATTTGAATTAAATTCACCCCTATCTCTATCAAAGTTTGCCAACACTTGCATATCCGGCTTTCCTCTAAGATCTGAATAGGGTCTTGTTGCGAGCTTTACCCCTCCAAACTGCCGAACTATCGGGTCAAGTTCACTATTCAAATTTTGATAGTTAGTCCTTAGTTGTGGTTTAGGAAAACTTTTAAAGGATGCGTCTTGTCTTCTAAAGCAGTTTGTGCCAACAGAAGAAACAATCAATTCTGACACAAAGCGATTGAATAATCTTAGTAAACTTATTGAAGAAGCCCCGGTGTCTATCATATTTCTTAAAAACCAAGCATTAAAGTATTTTAAAGAAACAGGTAAGTCATTTAAACTAACTGTAGTTGTCCTAGAGGAGCCGTTTCTAAGATAAGACAACAGCTTTATATTTCCAAAAGCAATTCTAGAATAAGAGAGAAAAGCATCAATCTCATCTTTTCTAGCAATCATTGACTTTGACTCCGTACAAGCATCGATAATAGCATCAAAAATATCTCCAATTGTGGTATATTGTATGATATATGTGGTTTCTTTTCCAATGCTTGTTGTGGCTGTTTTGTTTATAATTTTTTGTATTTCTTTTTTTAAATTCTTTGTTCTTAAATTTATATTCCCTGTTCTTAAATTCTTTGCCAAATCGCCTAAGCTAGCTATCAATTCTTTAATCAGTGATTCATCCGAGGGAGAAGGTTTAAAAAAAGCTTCATACTTTTTTTCTTTCTTGGGTTTGCTTAAAAAAGATTTGTAAGATTCTGATGTGATTAATTTTTTAATATCTTCTTTTTCAAAAAACTGTTTAAGATTTGTTAAGCCAGTAATATGAGCTAGCTCTTGTATATCGACTGTCACTTCCCTGATGGAGTTGAGATATTTTTCACCCCCGTTATCAAACATGGTTGCCCTAGGGCCATCGTAACCTTCGACTTTTTTTCCTCTTGCTAATATCTGATTGATCAGTTGTAAGGTTGTTGTTTTGGAAGCTATTTTTTTCAAACTATCAGCATCCAAAGTCTTTCTCATCATTCTAAGTTTTTGTTGGTGGTTGTCATATTTGATCTGTGTGCTATAGCTGTTAGCCACGTTTTGATCGTTTGTGGCGGTGTTTCTATCAATTTTAATCCCGTCTCTACCAAGACTACCAAAAATACCATCTAAAAACGAAGAAGAAGATGACGGCTTAGGTGGTGTCAATTTCTCATATGCTTTCAATATTTTATTACCGGTAGATTTTAGCCTTTGTATATATTGCTTCCTATCGTTCTCTTTTACAAATTCTTTTTGCACCTCTCTGTAGGCTGATGGGCCTAAGTCATTATAAAGCATAATTTTTGACATTCTTTCTTCAAAATAACCAACATATCTGATTGTCATATAAATCATACCAGTCTGATCAAATTCAATATCCTGAGAGGTAAACTTCAAATTCAAGATTTTGTTGCTTCTTTCAATTGCTCTTGTTATTTTTTTATATCTTTCTTCGTTTCTAACAATTGTTTTGAAGTTTTTATCTGGGACTTCATAACCAACTGACAAAACAATGTTGTATGAAGTGTCCACTTCTCTCTTGAAATCTGGAATTAGATCGATGTATGGCGGGGCAATCGTTCCCGGAGCGCCGTTAGAAAGAAGTGTTTCAATCGAAGAAAAGAAAAACTTGATCTGGACATCTACCAACCTTTCTGCTTCCGCGGGGTTTTTTCCCATCAAGTTCCAATTGCAACTAACAATTCCTGCTTCTTGGACGCGGTCTCTCCTACCAGTTATGATAGCTTCTATATCTGCATTGTCTTGAAAATTTTCAAATTTAAATTCTAGAATTTCTTGTTTAGTTTTTACTTTTTTAAGTCTTTTTTCTAATTTGTCACGCTGATCATATGTTTTCTTCATTCTTGTGAGGTCTGCAAAGCGTCCTTTCTTCTCTTCTCTTGTTAGAGACGCATTTTTTGATTTAATCTTCTTTTGTAACTTTTTAACTATCTGCTCACCATCAAAAACGCGAAATAGCCTAATTTTTGGAGCTAAATAAGATATTTCTTCTTCGTCCAAGTCCATAAAGGTTTGCATTTCAGAACCAACAAAAACAGTTCCTATAACTTCTTCTAAAATATCTTCGTCTGTTCCAAGTGATATATGATGTTTGTTTAAGCACTTGTAAAGCGTGTGTTCATCGCCTTTTGTCTCTCTGGTCGCATTAGAATCAACTAAAGTTGCTACATTTCCAACCAAGAGGCATTGCTCTGCTCTGTGGATTCTGGAAGAAAGTTTGTTTTTGTTAATTTTTTTATCGTCTGCCATTTTTAAAACCCGTACTGTTCAATTAAAAAGTCAATTTCAACTGGAACTAATATTTTATCACCTGCTTTAAAATGAAATTCGGTTGGTTTATTATTGAAGAGTGGGATGATCCACCAATAATCAACATTTCCATAATAAAGATCTGCCAATTTATAAAACTTGTCCCCTCTTTTCCATTCGTGTTCATAATAAGAAAGAAGACTTTCAACACTTTCTGGGATGGGATTAAAGCGCAGGTTTGAAGAAAACTGAATTGCTTCCATATTCCTTCTTTCGCTGATTTGTTTAAACATATCAAACTTTGTTACAAAAAGGCTACCTCTTGCTTCTTCTTTATTCCTAGGCATTATTTTTTCAACCTCTTGATATTTCTTTGGGCTCCATATGGGAAATGTTGGAACCTTCTACTTTTGTTTTTAAATTTTCTGTTTATCTTCTTTGCATCTGTTTTAACCGAATACCTATCAGATTCCCCTAGATCGTGGTTGTGAATTACTGTATAGGTGGTTGCCAGTGAAATTTTTGTTGGCAAAACGGCAACACCACAATTTATAGAGCGAATAAGAGAACCTTCATCGTGAATGTGATTATCAACAGTCAAAGAGCCCGGAGCAACAATAATACCGTGTGTTTTTGCCGTTCCGTGAGTGTATCCAAACTTTATAAGGTTGGATTTTTTTGGAGCTTTGTCCGCACCAAGATACAAATTGGATAACCTCACTTCTCTCAAGTCGAACTCTTTTATCCCAAGACCTCCAAATGGAGTTCTACCCTCTTTCTTTCTAGATGGTCCAACTCCAATAGAGTTTAAATCACGATCGGTGTCCGCTTCTTCTTCTACTTTTTGGAAAGCAGATCTGGAAGAGTCTGCAATAAGGTTGATAAACTTCATTTTCAAAAGCGGAGGTGCGCCAACAACTGAAACAGAGTAGCTTGTTCTTCCACTTCCGTACACATATTCGTTGTAACGAGGGTACATCATTTGAATGTATTTTTGAACTCTTTGAAGGTTTGTGTATGCTTCTGCTTCTGTTTCTGCCACGACATCCCACCCCAAGGAGATTGTTCTTTTAGTTCCTTTGTAAATTGTAATTGGGTCTAGTCGTCCATACACATCAACAGGATCAAAAGAAGTGTCATAAGTTTCATTATAGTTTGTTATATATGCTTTAAACTTGATTGATTTATTTGTTGGAATGTGATAAAACTCTAAGTATATTCCATTGTTAGAGAAGATATCTGTTCCACCTATTTTTAAACCATCTTTAAATTCTTTTGCCACTTCTCTGTTCCTTTATGCTTATGAAGAAAAACCACCAGCAAGAGTCATTTTTACACTATTCAATTTTGCAATTTCATTGCCTAATTTCTTAATTGTTTTTTCCAAATCTTCTTTGCTTTTGTCTAAGTTTGCAAAGTCAATAGTTACCTTGTAATCTAAGTCGCCAACAACTCTAATTTCATTTAGATTGACGGTTAGCTTTTCTGCTTCTGCGTTTTTCAACTTTTTCACCGTGTTTACTAACTTTGTTGCTTTTTCTAGTCGACCACCAGCGCCAAACATTCCGCCGATTGCTGAAACTGCCCCCCCTGCCAATGTCAAAATCCCAGACATAGTTGTCAGGCCAGCAATACCAGCAAAAAGAATTCCTAATTCCTTAACAACATTAAATGCTCCACCCGCTTTTGATAAAGCTTCCATCAAGGGAGTTAGACCTTCACTAAGTTTTTTAAAGCCAATACCCAAAGCAGGCATAACTACAGCGCCTAAGAAGTATAAAGCAGTTCCAGCAACTGCCAACCCTAAAGCAACAATTCCTAACCCTTTAAGAGCCGCTAGCCCGCCTGCGGCTGCTGCACCGCCTGCGGCTGCACCACCTGCGGCACCGGCAAATCCCAGAGAACCAAGTAACGCACCAATACCGGTCAAAGCTAGTTTGATGGCCACCAAAGATCCGAGCAGTATCCCCAAGCCAACAGCCAAAGCACGACCTGATTGATCTGCTTTTTTAAACCCTTCCATTAATCCTGCTAAAAACTTTGCAACTTTTGCAAGAAAATCAATAACAGGCTTGAAGGCGAATGCCAAGTTTTGCATTGCCATTTTAAATTGTTCTGAAACTTTTTGTGTTGCTGTTATTCTTTCTTTCATTTCTTCTGCCGAAAGACCAAACTTCTCACCTTGCTTTGTTAGCCTTTCTAATTCTTCTGCTTCTTTTTCCTGTTCTGTTCTCAAAAGCTTTTGTGCTTCTGCGACAGAAGAAAGCCCAAGCGACTGTGCGACAAACTTTTTCTCAAAACGAGAAAGATCTTGGAACCTTTTGCCTGAAAGTGCAATACCTTGACGGATAATATCAACCCTTTCGGACTCCGATGCTCTCAAAAGCTCCAAGGAGTTGAAATAGTTGCCACCCAAAGCAGCATTCAACTTTCCAACAGCAGAAGCAGCGCCTTCAAATGTATCAAACTGTTCTGCGAATGCTCTTAGTTTTGACAATTCCAAGCCTGTTTTCTTTGATTGAATTGCCAATTCTTTGAAAACTTGAATTGCCTTGCCTTTTGTGTGAGCAGCCAAAGATTCCATTGCTGGTCCGAAATCAGAGTCAATCATTTTTTTGAACCTAGGCCCCAATGCAGAACCCAACCCAAGCAGTTCCTTTTGGGCCTCCATTGCTTGGTCTTGGGTCATTCCCAAGCCTTGAACTCCCATCTCCAAGTTCTTTATGAAATTATCCATACCAAGCCGGCTCATTTGACTAGCTAGAGTGCCAATTTCTTTTCTTGTGCTAGCACTTAATGATCCAAAGGAAGTAAGCTCTCCGGCGGCTGCGTTGAATGATTCTCCAAACTCTTTCATTGTCACACCGGAAAGAGATGCCTGATTCATTCCGTCTGCTAGTTCTTGATTGTATCTAGACAAGCCACCAGTTAACTTTGCAAGGGCTGCTCTTTGCTCATCATAAGTTTTTGTCGCTGCGATGCTTAGATTAATAAGGTAATTTAAACCTTTTCCTAGTGCCTCATATGGATTTTTAAGGGCTCCCATTGCCTTTTCTAGCTTTTTATAAACATCTATCTGATTTAAAGTTGTTTTAAAGTTTCTTTCTTTTGATTCCTGTAAAGCTTCTTCTGATTTTTTAAGTTTTTCGTTGGCTTTTTCTAGTTTTTCATCAAGTTCAAGAATTTCTTTAAGTTTTTTTGTTCTTTCTTCGTCGTTTTCTGCTGTTTTAGCATCTAGTTTAAGAATTTGTATTTGATTTTCTATTTGTTTAACTTGATTATCCAGTAATTTTTTCTGCACCTCTGCGGTTTGCTTGGCATTTTTAAGCTTTTCTTCCCGCAGTTCCAAAAGTTTTTTTTCTTCTGCGGCCGCTCTTTTTAGATCTTCTATTTCTTTTATATAATCTTCAGCCATCTGACAAAGTTCCTTAAATTAATCATTCCTATAGAACACACAATAAATAGATGAGAAGTAAGATTATTTAGATTTGTAGGATTTTTCGATTTGTTCGTTCTGGCGTTCGATCTCTTCATTCAATCTTTGAAGAAACCATCTTCTGAGGGTGATAGGCAGGTTGTAAAGTTCAAAAAGGGACCATCCACCGTGATACTTCAAGAGGAACATCTCTTCGTATACGTGTTGGATGTATTCGTCACTTAGGCCAAAAAAAGTCAACGGTGAGAGGTACCTCGATGACCTCTAGATGCTCGCACTCCCTACATTCAAACTCTGTAACCATTTGAACATCTGGTGCTAATTTATCATAAACCTTTCTTAAGAACCTTGCATCCGAAGCTGGCATATGATCAACAAAGAACTCAATCTTTTTCTTGTCTTCGTCACCGTTGAGAGCAACGATTGTTTCTTTTAATTGATCTGTCAAGGTTGTGTTTTTCTTTTTCTTTGAATTAAAATCAAAGTTTTTCAAGATCTTCTTTTCTTCCTTGCCTGTCAAAAGCTTCACTTCACAAGTATACTTAACCAAGGGAAGTTGAACAAGAAAAGTGCCTCTTTCTGTTTTTTGGATCTCTTCCAACTCTTGGCTTTCTTTTGTTTGAAGACATTCTTCAATGTCGTACTCTTTCTTTTCTTTTGCGCCGCAATTGGGACAAGTTATCTCAACTGTATAGTCCGCTCCATATCCTGCAACTCTGGCATTCAAAAGAATAGCATTTTTGTCTCCAACAAGAAGGTCGTCAACCCTCAATCTTTTATCAACCAAAAGAGATTGAATCAAACGATCCAAAACCACTTTCTTTTTGATCAAATCAGGGTTCGTCAAAAGGTCTTCATCTTTAGCTGTCATCATTCTGATTTCAACTGCGTCAAGACCGTGGAGAGGGTGCCCTTCCAAATAAAACTCTCCCTTGGAAGGAAGTTCAACAAACATTGTAGGAAGGACAAAGGAAAATTGATTTTCTGCAAAGGCAGGAGCCGGCGCTTCACTGGTAGGGTGAGCGCCAAGCCGTTCTGAATTGTTTCTTAAAGACATTAATCACCTCATAAGTCTATTTTATTTTAAGTGTCCGAGGGAAGGTCACCGCTCATAGTTCTTGCGCGGCTTACTTGTCGGTCTGCATCGGAAGTGAGACCTCCGTAAGATTGGTCAAGAGAGCCTCGAAGTCCCGGCTGAATTTCCGCCCAATCATAACGAATGTCGATATTGGGCATAACAAACTCTTCTACATTGTAATCAAAATCCCCACCAAAGTTAACTTTCGTGATAAAAGGATTGTGGAATGTGTAAGTTTCCAAAACGCGATTCTCTGCATCCAATTGGAAGACCTCCAAGTTGCTCATAGCGACCACTGCCTTCCCTTTTGTAATTCCGATGGTTGCATCGGGCAAGCTTTTTGGGTAAATATAACCAGCAGCATAAACTGCATTTTGAAGAAACAAAGCAGCGTTTTGAACATCTCCTTCGTCTGCATAATCTCTTGCGATATCCATAAATTCAATGTTAACAACATTCCATTGCTGAGTTCCAACGGGAAAATGAAACTCATGACCCAAGATCTTGTGCTGTTTGTCCGCCATTGTAAGTTCGGGTCGGGTAACTTTCCTTAACAGGTAGGGATAAAGAACCCTACCATTCCCAACCTCTGCGACAAACTTGAATTGACGCTTTGGCTGAATTGTGCTTTGGTGCCAAAATCTATTCTTTGCTCTAGCCATTTATTCATATTCTCCTACTTTTATTATTAACTAGTTCTTTTATATTATTCTGGAAACTCTGCACCGGTGTTCGTCAGGATGAAGTCCAGAGCAATAAACTCAATTGCTCTTGCCGGCTTAATGAAAAGTTTCGCATAAAGAATGTTTTGGTCAACAAGGTCAGGAGTAGTAGTTTTGTTGTCCAGAACAAATCTGTAATCTACCAGACCTAATCCGTCCTTCACTTCTTCCAGAACTTCGTTTGCTCTTCTAGAGAAATCCGACCACGTTGCTTGAACGTTCTGTTCGAAAAGTACAGTTTTTGCGATTGCCGAAATTCTTCTTCTCAGGAAGATAAGCAGTCGTCGAACATTGATTCTATCCAGCGCCGATCTTTCTAATTGAAGAGTCTTCTGCCCAAAGACCACGATACCTTCCGAGGGGAAATTAGCAATTGGGTTAACTCCATTGTCGTAAAGGTCGTCTCTTTCAGAAGAGGTCAATCTATCTTTCACATTGACAACAGTCACGCCGGCCAGACCGGAAGAAAGACCGCCCCGATTGAAGCCAGCCGGAGCAAACCAAACATCGGAAGTTTGCTTAACTCGTCCAAACACACCAAGCATTGGGACAGAGGGAGGAACAGCAACAGTCGCATCATTTCTTGTATCAACAATGTCAACCCAAGGATAGAAAGTACAAGCGTAAGAGTGATTGACTTGTGCCAAGTCACCTCGCCTATGATTGATGGCACCAGAGACGGTTCCTCTTTTGGCATCTGTGCCAACTTCAGAGGGTTTGAGAACTTCAAGCGGACGGTATTGTGAATCCAAATCAAGAACTGCTAGCATATCACCTCTTTCGCGAGCATAGTCAGCCAGTTGAACGTTCAAGTTGGGCTCCATAAGACCGGGAACTGCTGCAACATCTGCATCCAAGAATTCCGGATCTTTGAACATTTTGATAGCCGTGAGAACCGAGTACCAAGCATAGTTTCCACGTCCATCAGTAGAAGCGCCGCCATCCAACTCATCAATCGAGAAAGGATCTTTTTGTTTGATATCAACACCATCCAAGCCGCCGTGCAGAGGCATTGTGAATTTATTATAACCAGCATCCAAAACAGTTTTCCAACCTTCGGAAGTGTTGCTGTAGAGTCTCACCAACTCAGCAGGGGCTTTACCAGCGCCTTCTGCTTTATAATAAATACCGGTAGCAGAAAGGGAACTTCCGCCAGTTCGGTTTGTGCTAGCATAGACTGCATCATCTTGCCACCCTTTTGTAGAGGAAGAAGCTTGTCGAACATCATCCAAAGAGAACGCGAAGGTATGAACAGTGCCGGTTCCTTTTTCCCAAGAATCGCGAGCAGCGCCCGAACCATCACCTTCCAGAGGGTAAGTAAGGTCTGAATAAGCTCTAGAATAAAAGCGACCGGTATCTTCGCGTGTCGTTCGAACGCCAAAATAAGCCCCTCTTGCCAATCCACGGGTAGCGTTTGAAGCAGTCACCCGAAGAAGATAGTCTGGCCATTCCAAAGAGCCAGTGAAAACAGTGCCATTAGAAGTAATACACTTAGCAACCCCAGTAGTATCTTGACTGTATGCTACCGAGGAGGATGCGTAAGAGCCAGACCAGTTAAGATATCCAGTAGCGGGATCAAGTGCGCCAGAGCAAATCTGAAACTTTTGTCGTCGCGCTGGTCCCAAGAAGCCAAACGGAACCAGTTCCGGATTTGCGTTACCTGCCTTGACAGTTGGGTGCATTTCAACTCGAATATAACGAGATTGGTTTGGAAACTCTCCAACAACATCAAACTTGTCAGTTGTTTGATCCAATTTAAGATACTGATCTCCAATCCTTCTAGCGACATAATCAGAAGAGCGTGGATTAAGGTTCAAATCATCAAATGCTTCCAAGATTTCCGGAGCATCATCTCTATCACCAACCCCTCGGACTTGAACACTGAAAGTAGGATAAGGATCGGCAGCAGAGTCCACCTTTGTATAGCGAATATTTGAAATGGAAACTTTAAGGTTTTTCGAAGCCCAGCTTCCTTCCGTAAGACCAACCAAGCGGAAAAGTCTCTGAGGAGGGTTATCAATCGGGTCAAAAGAACCTGACGCTCCCAGATCTTGCGAAAATACATATCCAGTCTTTGCAGCTTGTGCTGGGTATTGATAGTCCGATTTGTTGTTCTCGGTTTCTTTATCCAAGGCTGTAATGAAAGCTAACGTATTTGAATTTGCATCTGCATCTGCTAATTTTTTAATATTATCTTCAAAAGTCTCACCAACCCAGAAAAGTTCTCTTTTATCATTCAAGGCAGAGTTACAAGCAACAGGGCTTGTGTTCATTGCTTTGCGAATAAAGTTTGCCTTATCAGGGTTCAAAGAGACTTTATATTGCTTAGTTTGGATCTCATCATATCCAGCGGCAATAGAAGATGCAAAGTAAATATCGATGTCTGCCGTGTTCATCTTTTCAGAGAATGGAAACAATTTATGAGTTTTGGCGTTTGACGCGGTGCCGACAGAGAGAGAAGCTTTTTCATCAACGTAGAAAACTGCCGCAAGGGAGCCGGTTCCGTGATTGCCACTAGAAGCCGAAGGCAGCAGCCAAAGACCATAAGCACCACCGTTAGCCGCTAAAGCATCCGAAGGTGCGATCACGGTCGTTTTCCAACCAGCATAGCCATCAGCAGTTGGTGTTGGGTGTTGATATCCACCCAGTCGGATAAAAGTGACAGGAGCAGCATTTCTCAGATAAGCAACAGCGGCGTGTGCTCCATAGTGGGGGGAAGTTGTGTTTTCATCTCGCCATCCATCACCTGCCGAAAGACCACCAGCAGCAGGAACTCCAAAAACTCGAACAAATTCATCAACAGAACTGACAACGACCGGCTTCATAATTGGACCTTGCTGAGAACGACCAACGATCACAGGGCCAACCTCTGAAAGAACTGGGTTATCGATCACACTTTGATCGATTTCTTCAATTCGAATTCCGGGGGATCTAAATCTAAAATTTTTAGCGGACATTCAATAATCTCCTATACATCAAATATCATTTTTCTTATAATAAATAGGTTGATTAGGTTCAAAAAGAATTATTCTCCAAAGTTTCTATAATCTTTTACAGGATCAGTTCGATCATTCTTTTCGCCTAAACTAGACTTTTCTCTCATAAACCTAACTTGAACTGGGTTTTCTCTTTCGACCAAGAAAGGCTTCGCTTGGTTATCACCTTCGCCGACAAGATAAGCAAAGACATTTATATTTACTTTTGCTTCGTATGTTCTTTCTTCGGAGCCCATATTCTCAACGTTGTTTGCAATTCCAAAATCATCTTGGATGAAGGCTTCATAAAAATGACCATTTCTAGAAAGGGGGAAATAGTTAATCCCACCAACATTAGAAATAAATGGATTGATCATTTGGTTCATTTGCTGCTGGAACTGGGCCTTGATACTGATCTGATAGTTTGCTTCAATGTAAACCGGAAGTGGAATAGAAATTGTTTTAAAAACCTCTTTCTTTTCTCTTTTCTTTGGAAGAACAAAGTTGATTTGTCTTATTCCGGGGTTTTTGAAAGCATCAGCGTTTGCAAAGTTTGCTGTTTTGTTTTGATTTAATTTCTTTGTGATTTTTACTGCCCCGCCTCTATAGTCATTGATTTCCGGCATTGGAGCAAAAAAGACACCGCGCTTGTCTCTTGGCTTTGTGACGCTTGTTCTTGCAATTGTCATAATAGGATAGATCAAGCCGCCTTCAGAGTCTCGAAGCTCTTTGTCGTTTTTAGACTGAAAGGATCTTTCAGCCGAAGTCCAAATAACTGGAACCTTTTCAAAGCCTTTGTTTGTTTCTATAGAAATATTAAGATGCTCATCAACCCATTCAAAAACAGAGAAATCAATGTTTTCCAAGTTTGAAGGTTGAAGATAAACAACTTCCGCATTTTCTAGCTTTTCATCTCTTTTTTTATTGTGCATTGAAAGTTCCTTCTCTTGCTCGGATACATTCTGCCATTATCTCAAAAGACTTGTCCCCTCGCCCAAATAGTTGACGAGGTTCAGTCAAGGTGACAATCTCATAAAAGAAATCAGCATAAAGAACAAAGTCGCCCTCTCTAACAAAAAGGTCTTGGTCTTCTGTCAACCTTCTTTTGTGAAAGTTGATTGAGATCTTCCTTAAGCGATCAATCCCATACCCTGTATTATTTGTTTCGTGGGAATCCCACTTAACCATTGCGTGAACCCTGACCGGAGGAAGAAAGGTCTTTTCTATAGACTCTCCATAAAGAGGATGGAAGTTTGTCAACTCCAAATCAATAGGGTAATAAAGGATAGTTTGTCCAATAACACGCTCGATCAGTTCATCGTTGACTTGCTTAACCAGATCTCTTTCTTTCTGGTTCAAAAACATTGGAGGAGGTGGAGCGTCCGGCTGTGACCATTTATTGTTTGTTGACATTGATTACTTCCTTATCCCATCAAGATATAATTTGGAGCAGATGTGAAAACCTTTTGTGCATTCTCTGTCATTTGAGCATCTGTTTCAATTAGCTTTGGATAAGTCATTTCATCCAAGATTGTTTTTAGTTCTTCTCTTAGTTTATCTTGCTCTTCTTTACCTTGTGAAAGCAATTCAGAGTGGTTAAGAGTAACAGACTCGCCGGGAATTGGAAGGGTGCTGAATTTCCCTCGAATTTGTCCCAGCATTTCTTTTGAAAGGGCCAAGGCAAACCTTCTAATCCATTGCTTTCCGATTGAGTTGATACTTTCAAATGGAATATTTGCAAATGGAAGAGTGTTCATATTGTTGACACCATCAACACCGGAGGGTCGATCTGCGTCATCCTCCCAAGGATCTCCATCTACAGTGAACTCAAACCACATCTTTTTGTTGTTCAAGAGAGAAGGCGGAATAGGAAAGATCCTAATCTTGTTATTTCTAATCTCATAAGAATAGTTGGACGTTCTGGTTCTGATTGCATCTTCATACTCGGCTGCTTGGGCCTTGTTCTGCCAAACTGGAACCAATTGGAAAGTAGAATCGTCTGCAAACTGACCATATGTACTCAAGTTGCCTGTTGCGCCCAGACCGCCATAATACCCATAAAACCTCCAGATTGCTCTAGGAGAAAGATAATAAACTCTTCTGATCATAATTCTTTTGTTTTGATAATCAATTGTTGCTGGTAGGGAACCAGATCCAACAGAAGAAGAAATTGCTGAGATCAGATCATAATCTTGCACGTCATCTTTCAAAGTAAACGAAGAAGAATAGAAGTTTTGAGTACCTCCAACAGTCGCTTCTGTGGCCGCTGCATCTCCAAACCTCCTAGCATAACCATAAGAAAATTTTGTATACTTTAAAGCCACGTTTCCGCCGCTTAAAGACGAAGAAAGGGTTCCAGCCTTGTACTCCCCTAAATGATCAAAAGAAGCTGTTGTAGCCCCCAAAGAATCGCCCAGAGAGTTCTTTGCTTGGTGGATGTTTACAAGATAAGAGTATTCAAGTGTTGCTTCTTCATAAGCAGTGTAAACTTGCTTTTCTGATAATTCAATTTCAAGAAGATCTCCACCCAACTTTCGGTAGGTATAATCCACCTGATCTGCCGCTCCTGATAAGAAGTCGGTGGAATTAAGGTAAATCCCAAAAGGAACTGCTGTGCTTGTTACATTTGCAACAGACCCAGTTTCAGGTAAGATATTTTTGCTTGTTTGACTAACAGGTGTTAATGTGGGGATAGCCATTCATTAGATCTCCCGATTCATAAGGTTTTCTAATAAATAGTTGAAGACAAAAGAAAACCCCCAACCAACAAAGGAAGGGGGTTAACTCAAAGGAGGAGAACCATATGCTAAACTAAGTTAGCAATTAAGCTCCGCTTTCGCCGTTAAGTCCACGACAAACAACCAGACCGTACATATCGGGTCGGACCATTTTCTTGGCGTAACGAGTCATGACACCCTTTCGGGGCACGAAATCTTCGACACCAAAGATGGTCGGGGTCACTTGCAGGGGCACATAAGGTGCGTACACATAACCGCTTTCAAGGAAGCTAGAGCCTTTACGACCAACAAGAATCACGTTCTTGAGGAAGTAGGGATCAACGTAAACGTCAAACTTCTTGGAAAGGCTACCGGTCTTGACAGCACCGATGTCGCCTTTGGCAACATCAGCAGTGACGGAAGCACGGAAACCAGAGGTAAACTCAAGAATGTTTGCAATCTGCGGCGAACAAACAATGAAGTTTGCACCACCACGGAGAGTTTTGGTGTGGATCTCTGCGGACACATCGTTGATGGTCTCGACCAGAGTTTCATACCACTCGGAAACAGTACCGGTGAAGTCTGGAGCAGCGGTATTTGCGCCAACTTCTGCACCGGTGGTTCGGTCCACGAAAAGACCGGGCGAACGCGACCAGTAGCGGGTAGCAGCAGTAGCACCGTTCACGAGGTCGTTCAGAAGCTCGCGGTCGATTTCAAGAGCAATCTGCTCGGAAAGGATCGAGGTAAGTTCAACTTCTGCATCCAAGTTGTGGTATGCGTTGAGGTCTTGGCCAAGTTCCGGAGACCATTTTGCTTTGAGCTTTTTGGTCTGTGCCGTAACAGCAATCGAGTCCACTTTGATGTCGATCTCGGGGATTTCATCTTTGTTGACACTAGAGCCAACATTACCAGTTGACGGAGTAGGCTCTTCCAGACCCCAAGGATCAGCACCAACAACAGAACCAATAGAACCACCTGCGTTGAAGTTATCGCGAATTGGCTGATCAATTTCAAGAACACCACTGCTGGTCTTCTTGGTAGCAGCGGCAGAGTTAGTAGTGACAAAGAAAAGTCTAAGATCGGTGCCGCTTTTGGCGGTCAAGCGACGAATAAGTTTAGTGTTTGCGTTGGTAAACGCATCCGTTGAAGAGGTCACAACTTGGTTCACGCTGGCACCGGTGGTTGAAAGAGCAGACAGATTGTCATAATCCAAATCAGCGTTAAGCTCTGCTTGGGGGATATCCAACCGAAGGACATAATGTGTGCTATCAAGGTCAAAAAGATCCGGGTCATAATCCACAAGTTTCTTGTTTGCATCAGTAGCGCTAGAAGTGATTTGCCACTGAGTGACAACGGTCAAACTACCAGTTCCAAGTTCGGCAACAATTCGAGGGCTAGAATAAGCACCACCCATCAGGTAAGGTCCGCCATTAGACTCTCCACGAGAGCCAACAATGTTCACACCGGACTGGATGCCTTTTGCCACTTTGTCAGTACCATAAATAGAGCGAGCAGCGGTATTACCAAATCGGCTAGCTTCATAGGTAAAGTCCAAGAAGAAGATCAGACCAGAGGGAAGGCTCATGGGCTGAACCGAAACGATATCGTTAGCAACGAGACCGCCAAAGACACGACGAACAATCGGGAAAGCAACAGCAGAGAAGCCTTCCACATCACCAGCAGCCATCGAGGATGCTTCTTTCAAGAGTTGTTTTGCTTGGTTTTCAAGCAGACGAGACATTGACTGACGCTGATAGTCAGAAGTGAGACCTTCGAGAAGACCAGTTCTTTCCCATTTGGAAAGAAGTGCTTTGCCTTCTTGTGCAAGGTCGCGCTCAACAATGCCTTCTGTCAAAGTTTTCAATACAGACATTTGTTTTCTCCTTAATTATAATTTTAATTTTTAATTCCTGCCAATCTCTTCCAACGACTAGAGATGGCTTCTTCAATGGTCTCCTGAGTTTCTTTTCTCTTAGGAGCCACTGTCAACAGACTTCGTTTCTCGACTGCTTCACTCAGTGATTTTGGAGCAGACTTGCCGCTTCCCACTGCGTTTTGTGATAATGTCTCAAAAATTATCTTAGCCTGTTCTTCATTCTTGGCGCTTGACAAACTTTCGGCAATCTTTTGTTTTTGCCGCTCATTAAGGGAGTCGTTCATCAGGGCCTTGTTGGTATACATCAATTTTGTGTTATCTAATTTAACTTTTGCAAAACTTTCTTTCAGTTTCTTAAAGTAATTCTCATATTTTTTGTTTTTGGCTTCAAGATCTTCAATGATCTCGACTGCTTCTTGCATAATGCCTTGTTGGTGTTCAATCTTATCTTCATATTTTTCTTTGATTGCTTCAAGATCCATTGCCAATTCCATTTCAGAATCGGTGAAAGCACCAACATGACCTGTGGGTTGAGTTTTATAATCCAAGTGGAACGCTTCTTCTAGGAAAAGATCATCATCCAATTCAATTTCTTCTTCGAGTCTTTCTTTACACTTTTCACACTTACAGTCTGAAGGGCATTTGCCTTCTTCAAGTTTTTCTTCTTCGTCTTCTTCCATATAGACTGCATCTTCGTCTTCTTCCATATAGACTGCATCTTCGTCTTCTTTGTGAGGTCCGCCACAACTGGCTTCTTCCAGAACTTCTGGCTCTGCAATCAGAAAAGATTTTCTTTCTTCGAGCACACCTTCAAATCTTTTGTTGATTTCTTCTTCCAGTTGTTGAAGGTCAATGGAAACCATTTGAGGCTCAATATCAGAAGTCCTATGGGCAAAAGGAATTTCCTCTTCCAATGCCGGTTCCAAGTCGCCATTACCAACTTCTTCGCCAGCAGGCTCTTCTTGTTCCAGAAGTTGATCCAAAGTAGAACGAACTTCGTCGGAATACTTTTCAATGATTGCTCTTTCAGCGTTTTGAATTGCAACTTCTTTTAATGCTTTTGCATCTACGATTGCTTGCTCTAACAAAGAAGACATGTTTTATACTCCTAGTAAACTTAAATTTTATAAATAAATAGTTGTTATTTCTAATAAACACTTTATTTTGATCAAGAAGAGCCTGTCGGGGCAGTCCATGCTGCCGTTGACATTATTGTTTGTGCTTCTTCTTGTGTTAAAACTGATGCTGAAAGGTTTACAACCCACTGAGGGTCTAAGCCTTCCCACTCTACAACAGCTAATGTTTCATCCAAAGACTTTCTTACACTGCCCAAATAAGAGAAGTCATAAGATGATAGGTCTGAAGATGAAATAATTGCATACTTTGACATTTTTATTCCTCTAACGCGGTGTTGTTATCAATAACTTCACCTGAGTTATAGAGAGTTGTTACCTGATCTGCTGTTAAAACTTGACCCCAAAGTGCAAGCTCATCAACAAAGAAATCTTGGTTTGCTGTTGAAGTGTTATTTCTGGCTATTTCGAACTTAGCACTAGTTGGTATCAAAGGATCGCCAGATGCAGGGTTTCCGGAACGAAGTAGGGTGCCATTTCCATATTGCTTATGTGTGTCTGTTGTTGGATCATAAGTCCAAACAACGTGAAACCAAGATGTTGCAGCGCTCCATCCAGCGCCGTATGAAAAATCAATACCACCAAAACCAACACTAACACCACTAAACCCAGCGGTACCCCTGTGCATACCGGACACACCCCAGCCATACGTTGGGCTGCTGTGACCGTATAAACTACCATCTGCAACGTTTCTGTAGTTAGCATTTCCGTTGCCACTGTCGTATATATTCCAAAATGGCACACTCGTATTGCCAAACTGAGTTGGAGAAAGGTTGATCCAAGCTGAGACCGAGTATCCCCCATCTATAGCAGAGCCAATTGTAGCATTGTCAGAGGTAGAGCCGTAATCATTAACGCCGTCGATAACAAGAGAGTAGGAGCCGCCACCTGTGGGGACAGAACCGGTAAAGGCCGGGGAGCCGTTTAGAGTAAAGTCAAAAGAATTACCAGCATCAGAAGTATCTGAGCCGTCCTGACTTTCAAACTTATAGTAAACAACTGGGAGAATATAACTTGCTCCGCCACCACTAGCTCTACCATATATTCCCATTGGCATAGTAAACATGATATCTTACCTTATGCGCTTGAAGAGAAGTTGTTAACAGCGGAGCAAAGAAGTGAGCCGCCATCAACATCTCCTGTATAAATGCAAGAAACAACGTCAACAGCATTTGCGGCTTCTGTCAAGGTAGGGAGCGTACCTCCCGGAAACAAATACTTTGAACCAAATGTTAACGCCCTAGAGCCTGTTTCGTCTTGTTTGAAAATAAAGTTGTATACTCCACCGTCTTGGCCGTTGGTTGGGTTTGACATTGTTACATTAGTGGCATTAACAAAGAAAATTTGACTTGTTCCGTTGTTTAAGTTAACAGAAACTGAGCCGGAGTTTTCAATTGTTGTTCCATACATCACTGCATATGCCTGACCTGACTCGACAGAAAGATTGCCCTGCACGGAAGTTGTTCCCAAGTTTGTTGCACCTAAAGTGGTAGCGCCATCGACACCCAAAGATCCAGTGATTTGAGTCCCAGAGGACGCACTTAGCTGAACCGAGCCTAACTCTGAATGTAGAGCGATAGACGCGGAGCCTGAAAGTCCGACAGACTCTGCTGCCAATTCAGCAATCGTAGATCCGTTAAGATAGGCTGCGGCGGCGGCGTTGATCTGAAGCTGGTTGGCATCTGCTTGGATGTTGTTTCCACCTTCAACGCCGGAATAAAGATAAAGAGTTGCCGGAGTTTCAAATTCCCCAACAGCACCAGTCAAAGAAAGGTGTTTGTTTTCCACAGCAACAGAAGATTCTGATACTTTAAAATTTTGACTTCCTGATAAGGTGGTGCCGGTTGAAACATGTTGCACCGCTCCTGCGCCACCAACACCATCTACCTCTGCACCCTGTTTATAAGCCATTTTCTATATCCTTTTATTAATAAACAAACCAGTTGGAGCCGTTTGTAACAAAGTTGATAGCAGCATAGTTTTTAGTAATCGTGAAGGTTGCTCCGCCATCAATTGTTTCAGAGCCATATGCATCTACAACAATGTTATAATCTGCTGCACTTCCTTCGGTGTCTTTAACAATAAGCGCAAATCCGTTCCTAACAGTCGCAGCAGCGGGAAGATTGATTGTAACAGAAGCCTCAGCAGTGGTTGTTTTAACACCAATCACACGGTCATTTGCAGTGACCGTTGTACTTTCTGTAATTTCTCTAAAATTAAAATTCATATTTTCAACCTCAAATAAAAAATCTTTTGGGCTTTCTCTCTCTGAAACAATATAAGCATTGTTTCTTTGATGCAACCCTGCTGCTGTTAGCGGCCCAATTGAAAAAGGAACCTGATCAATCGTCTTATCTCTTTGACTAGAAAGCTCTGCCAAAGTTTGAATAACAAAAGAAGAATCAGTATACCTTCTAGCCATTACTCGTCAATTCCTGAGCCTGTTAGGGCAAACATTCTAGCGTCATCAATCCTTGTCAATTCTGCAAAAACTTCGTAGGAACCAGCAGCCAAGTTTGGCTCTGTAATGTACATTTTGTCACATTTAACTTCGAAGCGATATCCTTGCGGCAAAGAACCAGTGTTCTTGACCGTGACATAATGATCTGCTTTTGCGTTAGTGTTGTTTAAAAAATGAACACGAAGATCATTAGCACCTTTGTTAATCACAGTAAATGCCTTTGTGACAAAGGGAAAAGAAATCTCAACAGTTGTATTTTGAGTTAATGCAGAGCCAGTAACCCACGGGTGTCCACTCACTTGATAAGACGCGGTGTTTCCAATTCCAGCATCGTAATATTTCCAAGTCATTTTGATTTATTCCTTTTTCTTGCCTTGAACTTTTCGAACTGCTTTGCAGCCTTTCGAGCATCTCTTTCTCTTTGTCTTTGCGCTCTTTCGCGCTTTCTTCTCTTTCTTACAGAAGGTTTAAGATATTCTTTTCTTTCCCTTGCTTCTTCAACGATCCTTTCTTTTTTGCACTTTTTGATGAATCGCCTAACAAGGTTTTCTTCTGTTTCATTTTTTCTTTTAAAGATTTTTACATTTGTAGCCATTTTATTCCCTTAAATTAGTTTAGACCAGTTTCCCATTCCCGGGAGTGCTGTAATATCAATACCAGCATCATTTGGATCTTGATTTGCCAAAGGGGAACGGCTGCTTTCCTGAGCAGTCATTGGCTTTGTGTTTTCAAAAACATTCACACCATTGAACCTTTGGCTCCCAATCGAATCCAAAAGCTTTTTTCTTGCTTCTTGATTTTTTCTATTTTGTTCTTCCACTCTAATCTTTTGAGATTGATTGGTTTTCTTTTCTTCGACAATAACTTGTGCCTTAGCCAAGCCAATTGCTGTCTCTTGAATAATAGAAGCTAAAAGGCCGTCTTTTGTCAAAGATTCTTCAATAACTTCTTTAACAATGGGTCTGATAATGTTTTTTAGCTTTTCGAGATTGATCTTCATATTATCCCTTTAAAATATCGTCTAAAAGTGAATTGATTTTTACATTTTTGTTTTCGTGAAGCCTTTGTTTTTCTTCTTGGAAAAGAAAAGCACCAGAAGTAGAAGGTTCTTGTACAATGTCAAAGCAAATAAGTTGGAAGTCATCTTCTACTAATGTTCTGCCGGCAGACTCAACAACAGAGCCTAATCCACGCGATGAGATCCCAATCTTAACTCCACCTTCAACCAAAGCGCGAAGAGTTTGACCAGAAGGTGTATTCAGCACTTGCAATTTTCCATAAACGTTATTACCATCCCACCAGCAATCAGTAACTTTGTGGGAAACATTGCGAAGGTTAACAACAGAAGAGTCTGGGTGATCTAATTCACCAACTGCTCTTCCTTCTTCGATCAGTCTGCGGTAAGTGTCCATTTCTCTTTGCAGGATAGGTCGGGGATAAACTCTGCCATTACCATTCAAATGCTCTGCTCTTTGGATCACACCAGAAAGAAAAAGAGCACCGTTTTCCCTAACCATTCTTTTTTCCGATTCCGTTAATATATCTTCGCAAACCCCATTGGGGCATAATTCATAAAACTCTGTTAATAACTTCTTTGACATTATACAAGTCCCTTTTACTTTTTGAACGCCGCCGCTAGCGGCACGAGCTACTTACCTTTACAACAGCGTCGAACTGGTTGCAATTTCCATTTTTCGTTCCACATAGTTAGCTCCTTTCCACTCTTATTCCAGAGTCTCCAAAAAGATTACACAAAACATATGCTGTGCCTGAATTTAAACAACCCAAACAAAAGCAATTTGCTATTGTGACATCAAAATTAAATAGTGATACAAAGGGATTTATTGTACACAAAAAAACCCCAACCCAAAAACCGACGCACATCGGACAATGAAAAAAATGATGCTTTGGACGAATGTTATCAAAAATAAAACCATAAACCAAAATCTGTGTCATTCCAAAACCAACTAGCAAAAAATAAAATAAATCCATCAATTATCCTTCTCAATGCCCTCATAGACATAGGGCCTGTATCCATAACCATATCCATAATATTTATTAGGAGGAACTGATCCTTGTCTTTCTTTGTGTGGAACTTCGCCAAGCTCCGTGGACTCTTCCGGTGTTGGATTGGTTAGATCTTCTTCATATTGATCTTCAAAAGTTTCAATAAAATTAATATACTTTTCGTTTTCTTTTAGATACTTGTGGATTAGAAAAATAACAACATCGAAAGAATTTAAGTCATCATCTTTTGGCTCTAACAGTTTCGCACCCAAAGAGTTTGGAACATAGCCGGCTTTAATGGACGTGTAATCTGTTGCACCTTTTTGACATAGATAATTTAAAAACTCATCTTGAATCGGATAAGCGTCTGCACCGTGCTCCTGCTTTGCAACGGTGATAACCTTTTTGTTTTTCACATCCAAATGTATATCGAATTCAGGATGACTATTAAACATTAGATCGCCATTCAAGGTCTTGACGCATTCAATTTCAATCTCTTTATGATAGCCCGGAGGTTGAATTTTAATCTTAAACATTCTTGAACTCTCTTATAAGCTGCTGGATTTTAAGAATTTTAAGGACCATTTTGTCGTCAATCTGCTCCGCCTCTTTGAGGGTCTGTTTTACTTTGGAAATCTTATCTTTAACTTGTGGGTTGATCTCTTTTGTTTCGATCAAACGAAGATCAGCTTCAATTTTTTCCATTTCCTGCTCCAAGAAGAGAACAACCTCAGAATTGGAGCCATCTAGGGAGAAAAGATATCTTTTGATCAGATCTTTTTGTTCTTCGAAGAGATCTTCTCCGTATTTCTCGTTGAACTTTTTCATAAAAACATCAAAAACAAGATTGTCTGTAACAACTTCTTTCTTTTCTTGGATTGGTTTCAACATTCCTTTAACAACTTCATTCTCCAACAGAACGCGGTTTTTAACACTCGTATCCCTATTGAAGATCTGTGAAATAGAAGCGATTGTTTTGTAATTGGGAAGAAAGTAATTGAAAATACCAGAACCCAACTCTTTGTTCATAAAATTGATCAATCTTGTTTGCTCGTTGAAAAGCTCTTTTTCATCAATCTTGTAATTTTTATCTTTCGCTTCGTGAAGAAGACGATGAGCATTGTTCAAAGAACAATTGGTGGTATTGTAAAGAGTCTTATAGGTATCCAATTGCCTATTCAGACTTGTACCTTTTTTGAAAAACTCTTTAAGACAATCTTTAATCTTTGCAGCCTTCTCTTTATCTTTGTTTAATACTGAGATTGTCATTTCCCTGACTAAACACTCATAAAGAAAAGCAGTGTTTCTTTTCTTATTATGCTTGAGCTTTTTAGTTTTCATCTTTATTCTCCAATTCTTTCAAGAGCTTATCCACTTCTCTTGTGTTGTTTATAACATCTGAATAATTAGATCCTTTTCCCTCATACATCCCCCTGCTCGATCTTACAAATGAATTAAAATCTGGAAAGATATTCTCTTTAGATCTACTAGCGGAACGATCTGAATACTTTGCTTTGTAGTTTTTCTTTTTTGGAGCCAGTGATGTTCTTTTATCACTGGTGACTGGTTTATACCACTTTCCTTTTGATTTGGAAGTTGTTGTCATTCCATCTTTTTCGTATTTATATTCTTCGTCATCTCTCTTACCCGGGGTAGCTAGCAGCATAGGCTCTTCTCCACCTCCGCCGGCATCACCGCCTAAATCTAAACCGGTGTCTTCACCACCGCCGGCTTCGCCACCAAGATCTAAATCTAAACCGGTGTCTAATTCTCCAGCATCTGTTCCGGCAGCATCTCCGCCTAGGTCATCTCCAGCGCCGCCAATTCCACCTCTTTCATTTTCTGCCACTTCTGCTACTTTTTCCAATTCTGCAATAAACACGCGGTCGTAGAACTGCTCTCTTTCGTTTCTTAGTTGATCTGCCTCGGAAAGGTTGAAAATATTCTCACCAATCCAACGACGAGAGAAGTAAGTTTCAGTTGCAGATGCAGCAATATCAAACTTGGTTCGCCAGTATTCCAACTCTTGGAGTTCTGCAATTCTGGACGGGTTGCTCAAACGCAGCTTGAAAGAAACCAGATCTTTGTTTTTGTAGCCTAAAGTGTGAAGGTGAATGATCCCGATCTTTTCCAATTCAGAGATCACCGATCTTTGCAACCTTTGAATTGTTCTTGCAAAGCGAACGTCTTTTTGCGCCAGAGCGCCTTTTTCGACTTCACCACCAGCCTCTCCGCCGGCAAGGTAAGACTCTGGAACTTTCAAAGCAGCAAACAACTTAGCACGAAGATACTTTACATCATCAATATCACCGGTAAACTGACCACCGGCCAAAGAAGAAATGTCAGAGCCAACTCCGTTTCGCACAGGAAGGAAGTAATCTTCTTCAACAGAAAGAGGGTTATAGCGAAGGTCAACGCGACCGGTGTCAGGGTCAATAACCTGATTTCTTTTCATTTGGGTCATAACCCTTTGGACATACTGCTCCACTTCCTGCGGAGGAATGTTACCAACTTCAATCTTGAAGATCCTTCTTTCCGGAGAGCGAACAATGCGATAAGCCATCATTGCATCTTCAATAAGAGTTAATTGTCGCCAAATCCTTCTCGCTGGCTCCAAAACAGAAGTCCCATAGGGAGAATATTTATCATTTCCTAAGATGCGGAAGTGAGCAACTTGCCAGTTTTCAAAAGTTAAACCACCCGAGTTCCACTGGTATTGAATATAATTTGGATTTGTTTTATCCAAACCTTCCAACCTTTCAAGCTCGTGCGTTGGAAGCCCAATGGCATTTGTGATACCTTTTCCTTCTTCGATATCCAAGTAAAGAAAGAAGTCTCCGAACTTACACATCGAACGACACCATCCAAAAAGATTAAACTCAACATTCAAAATGTCCATATAAAGCTCTTCTAGAATATATTTAATCTCTTGATTTCTGGTGTCAATTGTTAAAAGATTGTTGATGAAAGTAGAGGTTGTCATTTCATCTGCGTAAATATCAATGGCTGACGCAATCTCTGGCATATACTCCATTTGCTCGAAGTCTGCGTATCTTTCTGCTCGCCCTTGGGATGCAACATAATTGTAGGTTGTATTGGCGAATGGATCGTGAATAGATTTTTTGAATTGCTTACCAGAAGCAGACGTAAAGTTGTACTTATCCATCTGCCTTCTTCGCTCTTTTCGATAGGTTTGAGAGCGATAATTAACAATCGGACCAGAGAAAAGCCTAGTCAATCTTTGGAAAAGATTAGAATTAGGGTTTCTGTTACCTTTATCATTTTTCGGAGCAGCCATTTTTTATCCTTTGTATACCCAGCTAAATTGTTCTTGTTGTTTCGCAGCTTGTCTTGCTTTTCTTTGCAGATCTGCACTTCTATTATAGTCTTTTTGGCCCGGAACTCTAACATCTAATCCGGATCTTGTTGACATAATCCCACCAATCAAGGCTCTTTTAAAGTCATCGTTTCTTCTTCCTTGCACAATGGCAGTGTCCCTAACCCAACAGGCAATTGCCAAAGACATTGTAAGGTCATCGTTGTAACCTTTCATCGCCTCTGGGCGACCATTGTTCCAAACAAACGTTCTTAGCTCTTGTATAAGGCGGTTTGACTTGATATTAAGTAGTTTATTTCTTATGAATTCTTCCAACTTTGCAATGATCAGGGGTCTGGTCTTATGAGAAGTTGAAAAACCGGGAACAGACCCAGTTCTCGTTTCAGCGGTGAAAGAATCAATATATTCACCTGAACCTTTAATAGAAAAATAAAGATTTGGATATCCTGCTTCAATCAATTTTTCTAAAACCGCGTATCCAATGTTGTTATTTTCGACAACCAAAAGAGGATTTCCATATTCCCTTGCAACATCTTGCAAAAAGGTCGCAAAAAGATCAATTGAAGGCTTCCCGCAGTATTCTGCTACGATGTCCATCTCTTCAACGTCAATAACATGGAAAGCAGAGTGGTCTCTTCCGTCGCCCCTAGCAACATCTGCCGAGATAAGGTAGTTTTTACCTTTTTCGGCCTCTTTCCAGATCCAATAGTTCCTGTCAAACCCTGACTTGTACTTTGGAACTGCCACTTTCTTCTCATAATAAGTAAGATCGTCGGCGTGAACAACGGTTTCACCGGAAGCATTGAAAGAGCAAAGGTATTCCTGTGCAATTTTTCTTTGCGGAAGGTTATTTGTCTCTTTTTTGAACCAATTATCATCTCTTTCAGGGTGGACATCCCATGGCAAAGTGGTCAAAAAGAAGTCGTTTTCGCTGTTTTCTGCTCCAACACACATTTTGTGGAACCAGTTCCCAACACCCATTGGAGAAGAAAGTGCAATAACGCGACCACCGGTTGAAATTGTAGGATAAAGACCAGCCCAAAGCTCATCCATATTCTCAATGTGAGCGGCCTCATCAATAACCAAAAGAGAAAGAGCTTCTGAACGACCTGCATCAGCAGAAGTCGCAGATGCTTTGATTTGTGAGCCGTTTGAAAGTTCAAAAGAAGTTCGGTTGTCAATCTTGATTGATGCAATCCTCATCCAGCTAGGGAGAGAGTTCATCATTTGCTTAACTTTTCTAACCAAGTTTCCTGCTGTTTGAAGCTTTGTTGCAATAACAAGAATGTTTTTGTTTTGAGAAAACAACATCATCCAAAGAATATAGGATGCACTCAAAGTAGAGATGCCCAACTGCCTTGCTTTAAGGATAATGTTGTAGCGATTGTTTTGAAATTCTTTTAAAAGCTCTGTCTGGAAGGGGTAAGTTTTGAAAGGGACTGCGCCACGAACTGGGTGGACAGTTTTTACATAATTGTTGATAAAATAAACCGGGTCTCTACCTGATTTGAGAATTTCCGCTTTAATTTGTTTCTTTGAGATTCTTGCAGCATTTTTAGACATTTCAATCCTTAAAATGGAGTGTTGTTCTTACCCAAGGCGATAAATCTTTTGGTTGCATCTCTTACGAGGTCTTCACCATCATCGTAGGGGTTAGGCTCTCCCTTGATATTGTTAATCTTGTAATGCTTGACACATTGAACAAAGTTTCTTTTTCTAGAGACCGACTGCATAAGAATGTCACACTCACCTTCTTCGGTCAAACGAAGGGAACGACCGGTGTGTTTTTTGTATTCTGTTTGAAGATATTTGACAATATTAGCATAAATCTCTTCTACTTCTTGTTCGTAGTCACAACTATGAATATGCTTCAGATCGACATCAGCTTGATAAGTGATAACCATTTTATTTCCGTGAAAACGAACTTTAAAGCCGTCCAAAAGTTGATGCTCTGTATGGGGAACTTCTTGATCTCGTTTCAAGCCCACTTTAATTTTCTCACCAGTTCTAGGATCGTAAGCGCCGTGATAGGTATTTGCCAATACTTGGGAAATTCCTCTAACTACTGCTAACATTTCTGACATATTTAAATCTCCAATAAAACAATTTGTTTGTAATAAATAGTAATTAGAAGGTTAAAAGACTATTTTTTGTCTGGTCTCCAACCTTCCTTCCATCTTTGTTCTCTGCCTTCAATCCACTGTACATAGCAATCAAAACAGCAGGAAAACTTTGTGAAATAAACATCGTGTCTTGAGCCAATCTTTGTTTGTTCACAAGTTGAACAAACTCTTGCTACTTTTGAGAGGTTTTGTTTTGCTTTCTTCTCTAAATCTCTCTTTCTTTTTTCCTTTTCTTTCAATTGTTCAAGATATTCTTTTTCTTTTTCTTGATCCCAGCCTGCTTTTGGGTTTTGAACTGCCTCTGCACCCCATTTTTCGGAGATTGCTTTCTCCATTTTCACAACGTAGTTTTGGTCTTTCATTAAACCTCCTTAAGTTTCTTTTGAATCAATGGCCACAATTTTTTGTAAAGATGTTTTAAATAAGGTTGCTTATCTCTCATTGTATGTTGCAGTGTTTTATTATTTATAAATCTGGGATCGTCTCCCAATTTCGCCTCTTTAAACGCTCGACTAACTCCTAATAAGAGTTTAAATAGATTTAACTGCGTAACCTGCCCTTCCTTGTAAAAATTAAACAAACTGTTTAAGTATTCTTTATCTTGTTCGTCTTCTGAATTTAAAAAGTCAACAACCTCTTTGTATATTTCGCTAGAGTGTGCTAAGATTTCTCTTTTTTGGGAAAGATAACCTTTTTTAAAATCTGATTTTTTAAAATATTTTGAATCTATCAGGTGAATCAACTCGTGATCAAGCATCCTACTTATGGCAAAGTCAATAGTTTCTTTGTCGAAATCTTCCTTGTATGCTACAACTATTTTTAAATGATAATAACCTTTATCGCTTTCTTCCGAAAGAAATGCCAGAGAGTCTTCTTCTCCCTTTAGGGGCCGACCAACTGAAAGAATTAAGTCAACAACCTGCTCCTCTCCGGCAACATTTTTAAACTTAAAGCCTTCGGCTTGATCATAAATTTCCTCTTCTTTATCGGAAGTTAAATATATATTTAAAAGCTCACGAAACTTGTCTTCAATCAATTTTAAATTTTCATTTGAAATATGATTTTGAATTTTTAAAACACCTTCTTTCAAAAGTTCTCTTTCGATCTCTTCTTTGATGATTTTGAGAATGGTTTCTTTCTTGATCTTCACTTTTGAATTCCTTGTATTCCGTAAAGAATTAAAATTGTTGTTCCTGCTCCGGCAACAAAGCCAATTGTGATCCAAAGAGGTGTCCAATTGTTTTGCGGCTTTGCAATCTTTCTTAATCTTGTAATCTCTTCTTGATCAATCTTTCTTAAGTTTTTTCTCAATTCTTTTTCAATCTTGAAGTCTACTTTGCACTGATCAATCTTCAATTGAAGCTTTGCTTTTTCTTTTTGTTTCTGATAAGAACAATCCAGCTTCAAGCTTTTTTTCAAGTAATCTTGTTTTGCTAAAATCTTTGCCACCGCTTCATCATCCAAGAGCGTTCCAGAGAAGGGCGCTTTTGCCCCTTTTTGGAGTCTTGTGGACTTATTGGCATAGCAGGGCGAAATTGTGATGAAAGTGGCTAGAATGGTGCTTAAAATGCGTTTAAAGGTGATCATTCTCCCTCCTTATAATCAAGACCAAATTCGTCTGCCAATCTTTTGGACAATTGGGAAGGATCTTTCTTTGTTTGTTTCAAGATCTTTTTAACTTTCTTGTCGTATTCTTTCTTGGCGTTTTCTTTTCCAATCTTGTATTCTTTTCCAATTTCTTCCAAGATCTTTTCGTGTTTCTTTTCTAGATCTTTCTTTTCTTTTTGTTTTTGATCTTGCTTTTGCTGGATCTCGTACAATTCATCTTCTCTTCTTTTCTGCAAAGATCTTATAATTTGTCTTAGTCTTTTTTGACCGTCACTGGATACTAAAAGAAAAAGAGCAACTGTCACAAAGACAAAGACAATTGCTATAAAATATTTGGATTCTGTCCACTTTCTTTTAATCTCTGCCCAAATCTCATTCATTTTGTCACCGTATCACCTGTTGTATCGGAAAGGGGAACTTTTCCTTTCTCATCTTTCTTGTCTTTGTCGGACATGATTGTTTTCACTGCTGTTTCAACTTTCGTTGTAACATTGGTCGAACCTTTCATTGCTTTCACTGCATCAATAACAGATTGTCCACCAATATAAATAGCAGAGATCACAAGCCAGTCTCCTGATTTAAGATTGCCGGTTGTTAAAAATACGATTGTTGCGACAATCCAAACCAATAACTTTTTTGAAATAAATGATGATAAATATTTATCAACAAATGCTTTTTTTCTAGCCATTTTAAACTCCTATTTAAATTTAATTTGTTATTGCTGTTCAAACCAGTTAACCAAAACTTGACCTGCAACGTTTCCGGTGGTTTTTACAGCAATTAGAATATCCTGACCTAATCCAAAAGCAAATTGCAATTCTGTAATGTCCTTTTGGACACCTTGTCCAGCGCCAACGATAAAGGTATAAAAAGGATCAATATCAGCCAAATTTGAAATTGCATTCGTAGATGGGCTTAATTGAGCATAAGAAACTACACTGTTATTTTCGTCAACATATTCGAAACTAACGTCCCCGGAGATTTTTGCTTTTTTAAACAATCCAACAACCAATGTTTTTGGAGAAGCAGCAGCAGACTCATTGGAAGCACCAATCTCCAAGAGATCAAATTCTCCATAGCAACTCTGATCTCTATAGACTCTATTAACTTTTAAAAGCGCCACGGGCTTATAGGTTGCACTGTTGACAGTTGGGAACGTAAATGATTTACCAAACTTTGGATCTAATTTTTGAATTTGCCCTTCAACAAACCCAGCCATCGAAGCGGTTTTCAAAGTTTTGCCAGTTGTTCCGCCAATGTTTGCAGATGTTACTAAGACTGATGTGTTTGGATTTTTCAAAACCGGCGTGGTTCTAGCGTTTGCGTTTTTGATCATATGAAAAGGAGCCAACACTCCGGTTTCAGGATTTTCAACAGAAAATGATGCGTTTCCAAACCCAAGATATTGATATTGAATTTCATATACATTTCCTTTTGTAAGATCAATTGTCATGCCGGATGGCCCTTTTCCATCTAATCGATCAATATTAAAAGAAGATGCTGTAATGAATGTTGTTGTTTGCGCGGTGCTATCCTGTATTTGTGAAAATGAACCAACAATAGAACCACCAGAAGAAACAGAGTAAGAACCATCAAAAGCAGCGGCGGCGCGAGCAGAGATAAAATAAACAGAGGAAGAAACTGCATCTGCTAACCAACCTCCGGGTGCCAATTGTGAATAGTCCCCCAAAGCAATCTGATAGGCTGTTTGGGTTACATCTGCTCCGCCGGTGACAGGCACAACAATAGAATTGCCATCCAAAGTAATTGTAACATCCTCTGTACCAGCGCCAGTCGTAATCTCTAGCTTTCTTATTTCTCTATCGCCGTCCTCTGCGTGTAAAATACCAAAAGAAGTTCCAAAGTATCCAATAAAATACCCATTCTCTGCGTTGCCAACTCCAATAAACTGTGCGTTTCCTGCATCTGGGGTGTCGTACAAGGCTGTTGCTTTCATTGAAGCGCCTTGTCCGGGGCGATATTTAAGACTCCTCCTCAACTGAACTGTAGCAGAACCTGATGCGTTTGTGCCACTTTGGAGAGAGCATATTCCATTTGTTGATGAAACTGTCGCGCCCATCAAAGACGATGTGGTAAAGTTTTGATCATTAATTCCATAGACAAAATCACCTTGGGCAACTGGAAAAAAACTTTCTACCATCACTTGCCCAAACGTAGAAATAGGAGAAGCAATATTAACATTGTCCGCTCCAAGAGTTTTTTTAGGTTTATTTAAATCTGAAAATCCCATTTATCCTACCCCCACTGAGCCTGACCAGTTGTTAGCCAATCTTTGCTTTGGTATACCTGTCAACCCTGCAATGACAGAAGCCGAGCATTCATTTAAAGTATCCGACATTAAATAAAGATCTGTTACTTTAAACTCTGCTTCAAAGCTTTCTCCATTGTTCAATGTAAAATAATTGTTATCAACCAAACCTTTCACTCCATTTTCAGATATTCCTACCCGAAGAGGCACGTTTGTTGCGCTCCCGTCTAGCGTGTTGGTAATTACAACAAATCTAGTGACAGACTCAAAAGAAATGTTCTTTGGTGTCGATCCGGACGCTGGTACCGTTAAAGAAGAAGTCAGATAAGGTCTGGAACTGACTTGGTACGAACCAACGTGACCCAAACCAACATCATATTTTGTCCAAGTCATTTATAAACTCCTATTTTTGAACCAATCTTGAAACAAAGAACTTTCTTTTAAAACCATTCTTTGTTACGTTTAGACGATAATAATCAAAGCCGTTCCCTGTTGAATAAGGATTTTCAACACCTTTTTCTTTCATCCAAGTTTTATCATAATAAGTAGTTGAGGAATAAACGTTGACAACGTCGTTGCCTTTGTATTTGTCCAATCCCAATCCAACTGTAGCGTGACCAGATGAATAATCTTCTGCGAACTGCATTGAAACCCAATCTCCAAATTGGATCTGATAAGGATCGTGCGTTGTGAAAGTTTCAAACCAATCAAAGCGTTCCGGTCTATTTGCTAGCCACTTAAACCAACCCATTGCTCCAAGTTCGTCTGTTCGCATTCCATCAATCTCTTCGTCTTTATAAGCAAAGAAAAAGGCCCTTGCAACCTCCCAAGCTTCTCTGCCTGTAAAGTTGCCTTCTGGTGTTTCAAGATAATCCCCTGTGAACTCCTTCCACGCACGGAAAAAGATTTCCGAAGTGCATCCAACACAATAAGTTCCTTCGCCTTTTCTCAAAATCCTTCTTTTGTCATAATAGATATCTTCAGTTGAACCACCCCAGCTACCCCTTTTGTAAGGCATTGCTTTGGCATGAATATCAATGATTGCTTTTTTAATGCACCATTGCCAATCTGAAATCTCTTCATCGTGTGGTAGAAGAGGGTACTTTTCGTCCATCTTCATGATTTCAAAATCCTTACAACAAATCTTCTTTTGCTTTCTTTGATGAAGTAGTCCTTGGAGGCTTTTGCTTCAGAATCAAATCTGCCCAGAATGTAATCAACAGCCTTTTCTTTAGAGAAGTCATCACTCAAGTACAAAAGAATTGAGTCGTGAAGGTTATTGAACTTTCCGGTTCGCATCTGAATGACTTCATTCATAACATAAAATGTTTTAAGTTCTCCGTATTTTTCTGCGTCTTGATATCTTGTGTCCTTTGGCTTCTTCTTCTTCTCTTTCTTTTCTTTCTTATCTTTCTTTGGTTTAAACTCTGGGCGAACAGGATTAAAGCGATCTGGTTCTTTCCCTTTCTTACCAGAGGCTGTGATAGAGCGCACACCGGGAACAACCGTTTTGTCTCCTTTTTTAATTCCCAAGATATAATCAGCAGCCTCATCAAAACCTTCTGTTTCAATCTTATCCAAAATAACTTTAAGCCAGCTTTGATCTCCAAACTGTTCTGTATATTCTTTGTCCATATCCAACTCTTTAAGGTATGGGCCGACCAACTTCTTATTAATCCTTTCCTCTTCGCTGAATTGTTGTTTAATCTTTTCTAGGTTGACGATAGATTGTTTAATTTGATTGATTGCAAATTCAGTAGTAACACCAAGACCTTTCTCTCCAGTCTTTCTGATTTGAGAAGCAACCCACACAATAGCTTGAAGCTCGTGAGGTAAGAGGCCTAGTTTTTTCGCTTCTTCAGCAACCAGTCCTGCCATATACCGATAAGTAACAACGTTACCCATCATCTTGCCTTTGATCTTTTCCCACTCTTTTGCCGTTGTAACACCTCTGACATTTGGATAAAAAGCGTCAATCATCCAAGTGTCAATTGTGGAGTTCCACATATAAAGCTCATCGTAGCTAATTTTCCCTTCTTTATCTCGCCCACCAGACAAATCTGGGGCGATCAAATTCAGGGTGAAGTTTGGAACTTTGTGCGCATTTGTAAACCCTCGAAATTCTCCCTGATTTTTCTTTTTACCACCGGGAAAGATATTAATATATTCTCTCAAAAGCTCTTTGTTGTCTTTTGCATCCATTTCAACTGCCTTGAACATAAAGGCCGCTTCAGCCAAGTTCAAAGCAAACTTGGCTCTGGGGCTGTACGTTGCAATAAGAAGACCTAGCAAAGTAGCGTCTTGATCGTTTCCGGTTTCTTCATCGAGGAGATCTCTAATTTTATGATACCAATCTCTAGCTTTTTCAAAGAGACTATCAACTTCACCACCCTCTTTTAACTCATTAACCATGGCCTGAAAATCTTCCAGAACCCCTGCGGAAACGGGGAGGACATACCCCCCTTTTTCGAATTCCTCTGGACTCATACGGCCCAGACCTTTTTTCAAACCACTAACGGCCCCAATGTTCTGCTTCATTTGACCGGACGGGGTGAAAAGCTCCAACCTTCTCATCACAAGTTCTTTGTCTTCTTCGGGCAATTCGCTCCATGAATCGTATCCAAAATGGCGTAGAGCAATATAATCCTTTTCCTCTTCGGTGGGCTCCACACCTTGCTCTGCCGACTCATTCAAAGCGGTCGCAACAGGCTCTAGATCTTCTACTTCGATTCTGGGAATATCTTCCGCAGTTCCTCCGGTTCTTTCTTCAAATGCTTTGTAGATCTTTTCGATTGCTTGGTTGATTTTTGACAAGTCTTCTTTTGAAACAACAAAACCACCCAAAGAAGAATCATAAGACATTGTTTTGCCTTCTCTCTCTTTGAATTCTTTCATTGTTTTTCGAAAGCTTTCCATGATTAATTTCATCTTCATTTAACTTCTTCCTTTTTTATTTTAACAATAAGGTCGCCACTGCCTTTGATTACTCTGTGATAAACAAAAGCAGGAATATAATAAGTTTTTCCTTCTTCAAGGGTTTTTGGAATTTCATTGTCCATTTGAAGTTGCCAGTCAGAAGATTGCAAAATTGTAACTTCTCTATTTTCTTTGTCTCTATGCCAGATAAGCTCTTCGGAGTCAACGTTCTCTTTGAACTCTCTGATTACAATATTATTTTCTAGTTTCTTCTCTTTAAAAGGGAATTCCATATTACCACCAAGTAAACCTTTTCTTTGAACCGGTTAAATGCGGATAGCGACCAACACGACAAGCCCAATATCCTGCTTTTGTTTTGTCTTTCTTTTGTTTGCATTTGTGTCGTGCTGCAAAAGACTTTCTTCTTTCTGGGCTGGCGACTTTGACCGACATTCCTTTGGAGCCAAACGAAACTTTGCGAATGTTTTTGGTTTTTGGGTCTCTGACATAAACATAAAACTTCTTGGAACCACCCCTTTGGGGTTTATTAAGCTTAACGTCCTTTCCTTTGTACTTTGCCTCCAAAAGAGACTCTTCCACCATTGGAAAGTCCAATGGAACTCTTTCGCCCTCAAAGATGCCGAATTCTCCAATTTCAGTTTCAGAGATATAATATCTTTCAGCTTCTGTTAAACTAACCAAGCCTTTTTTCCAAAGGTTTCTTGCTTCTTTGAAAAGAGAAAAGAAGTTGTCAGAGTGAATACGATAAATGTTTTTATCAATGGTAATATTGTTGTCCATATGATACTTCATCCCTTCGGAAAGTCTTTCTTCAAGCATTCCCTGATCTCTGGCAATCTCACCGGCCAGATAATGTTTAACAGAAGAAAGATAATCGGATGCTTTTGTGATCTTTGCATCAACCCACTCCGGAAGATCATCTTCGTCTCTGATCATGGAGAGTAGCTTTTCACAATATCTTTGCGCTTTAGCAAGATTTGTCCTAGCCATTGAACCTTCGTGATCGTGCTTATCAAAGTCGCGACCGTGTTCGCTCCTGCAATAAGAGCACCCGGAATGTGGACATCTTTCATAAACACCAATACATCCTTTCATCTCTTTCAAAATCTTTATTTTCATTTCTTTTTTCCTTTTTTAGAACTTAAAATGTTTATTTTAAATCTCTTTCTTTCAAACATCAACCGGCCTGTTGAAGATTCTCCTCTGGCGTAACCTTGAATTGCATTCATAATATTTTTATTGTCTTTGTACTTAGATGACAACTTATTGAGAAGGGAGCGGAATCCAGCTTGATCTTTAGACATGTACGTAATTGCTTCCTTGCTTTCCATTACGCTAATTAAATGTTCATTATTCTTTGGCAAACTCAACAGCATACTTACATAATCCACCAGCAGACTAGGTGAAATTCCATATTTCTTAAAGTTTTTCTCGGCAAAGCCGTAATACTCTATTACTTCTCCAATATAATCATACCCTTTCTCAAAGTCTTTTTTACCATATTTTAACACAATTTCCTTTTTTATATCTTCTGGTGTTTGTTTATTTGCTAACAAATATTTCCTCATCAACATTCTTTGTTCTGTGTAGGGTTTCTCGTACTCTTTGACTTTTTCACGATAATAGCGTTTTATTTGATTTGCATTGAGCTTTTTTATGACTCTCGAAAGATAGCTACTAACGTCTTCTCTATCTTTGGTGCTAGCCCCTTTGCCAACGTAATCTTCAGTAGATTTCTGGTCCTTGTCGAGTGAACCCTCAAAATAAGGATTTTTGAAAATATCTACTATTTCAAAGCCAGTTTTACTTAAGACAACAAACTCATCAGGGTGTTTACCTCGGCTCTCTTGGGCTCGGGCATCTCCTGTTTGACCGGTACCTCTTTGGAATTTTTGATATATCCTTCTTCTTACGTTGAAACCCATTCTTGCTAGGTAGAATCCGGCGTTGAAGTCAAGGCCATATTTTCTAAGCTTATGTTCCACATCTAAAACCACTTGATATAATTGGGTTAAAGCACCGCCTTCTTCCCAGTCTCGAATCCCAGCCCACCCACGATGGCCAAACTCTTTTTCTCTTCTTCCTGTTTTTGCAAAATCGTCAACTTTTGTGATCAATCTTTCCATATCATTTTTTAATGTACCATTGTCGATGACTTGATTTACTTGTCTGCCGATGGTATGCCTCTCTTTGTTGATATCATTTTTAAATCTGGAAACAAAATCATCAAAATTAAAATATTTCCCCATATACCCTTTATAATGGTTTAACACTTCTTGTTGTTTGAAGGCTTTTTTGAATAAAATGGGAAGAAATTCTTCATAAACTTTAGCAATATCGATAGACGAATGACTAGTCTGTCTATTCGTCTTAAATATATCAAAAAAATCGGTGTTATGATCAATTGTTTTTCCAACTGCACTTATCCACAAAGATTTTGTCATAGGATTATTCCGCTCGAAATCGTTCGCTGCTCTGCGGGCCTTCTTTTGATCTTCTTCACCTAAGCCTTCGATAGCGTCCTCAAGCATATATACTTTCGCCATAATTATCCAACTATCCATAATAGAAGCTATCACCTCAACCTGATCTTTTTGTGCTTTTTTGATTGCAACCTTTGAGTGTTTTGTGGCCATTTTTTTTAAGATTTTGGCTTTTTCAGCTATTTCCTCTTCAGAGATATTCTCATTACCATCGACCAGATCAAGAACTTCATCTGGTCCTGATTTAAATTTAATCAAGAAAATAAAAGGAAGCCCTGCTGCGTATACTGGTGCGCCAACATTTCTATAGTATTCCAAACTTTCCTCACTAAGGCCCCACCCATATAATCCGGGAGTGTTTGTTTTATAATCTCTGCCATGGAATGCCGGTCTTTCAGATCTAGCATTGAAGTGAAGCATGTGGTCCTCCTCTCCAACGGGCTTGGCATACTTTTCTAGATGTTTAAAAAGCTTTTCAAGATCCGGTTCTTGAACCTCTTCTGCTGAAACTTCACCTTTTACCGTTTTAAACGCGGTTTTTCCTTTTTCAACTTCTTTGTCTAATCTAGTTTTCTCTTTTAAAAGGAACTTCCGCCAGCTTTCCATTGTCAACTTCACTTCTTTTTTCCCTTTTTGGCAGATTTTTTACCCCAAGACTTCCCTTTACCTTTGCTTCCACAAGCAGCCGGCGTTGGACGGCAAGAGGGGTATTTTGCTCTTTTCTCACCTTTCTGACGACCACAAGACTTGCAGGTTTTCTTTCCTGTTTTCTTGTCTGTTCGGCAAGTATTGCAATCAACCCAGCCTTTGCTTTTTCCTTTACCACCTTGCCTTTCAAACCAACCGTGAAGACCTTTATCTTTTTCTTTGGAAAAGTCAGTCTTTACTTTTTTTTTAGCCTTCTTTTTTTTCTTCTTTTTTCTTTCTTGGATCATTTTCTCTAATTTATCTGCTTGGCTAGAATGAGCCTCTGAACCTTTTTCAAGTTTTGCTGCGCCATCTTCTAAGTCTTTTGCCATTTGAGCGTGAGACTCTGATGCTGCTCTTAGCTTTGTTACAATGTCAGCAATTGTTTCCTTGTCTTCTGGAGTGATTTCCCTCTCTTCTGTCAGACCTTTCCAGATATTTCTCCTTCGCCTTCTTTCTTGCAAAGTATCCACTTTCTCGCAGCCATTCTGCGTTCCGTATAGTTGTTTGCCAAACTCAGCACAATTGATCCTATCATCTAAATATTGATATTGCTCAGTTCTATTGTGTCTTTTTAATACCTCTCTTGCTTTTTTCTGAATGTCTATGTCTTTATCCATGTGTTGGACGATTATGTGAAAATGGTCCCAATTTTGGTCAGAAAAGTTATTATAATCTGCATCAGACATCATATTGAATAATTTTTTAAATTCTTCTTGTCTAGAGTGATCACCAAACAAATCTTCCTTATCAGTTCCATGTTCTTTTGCAAATTCATCAACTAGTTCTTCCGACCATCCACCTGCCGCCTTCAACCGAATCGCCCAAATTTGTCTTAATTCCTGATCGCCTTTTGCTAGTTGCGATAGTTTTTGTTTAATGTCGCCCTCACCTGCCGCCTCGTTTAGCTCTTCTGTTAGACCTTTCCAGATCTTTCCCCTGCGACACTGAACAACTGCGCCGCTAGCGTAGGCTGAAGGCCACACATCATATTTTCTTTTTGCAATGCGAGTGCAACGATCGTCTTTGCCTTTCTTCTTTTTGGATTTTTTCTTCTTTTTTTTCTTTTTGGCCTCTTCCAGTGCTAATCTAACCTCCTCTAGAATGATCGCACTTAATTCTTCAATATTCATATTTTTGCTTTCCTTATAAAGAACATAATCCATTTCATCAATATGTTCAGGGGCGTTTCTTAACATTTGAGTTGCTTCTTCAAAAGGCACAATCCTAACATCGTATATGGGAAGCCTTTCAACATCCCACTTCACCTCTTCAACGTAACCATACTTTGGAGGGACATCAGTCTTGAAAATGATTGCTACGATGTCCTCATCGCCTAGGTGAGTAGTTTGCACTCCGGGTACAAAATCTCCCCAAATCAATGAAACCGCGTCAATCGTATCTGTTCCAAACTTCTTTATACCTTCGGGCTGTCGAAGTAGTACTCCCATCTCTCTAATCTTGTAAGCTCTATCTCGCAGGGTGAAGTGCAGAAATACATCATCTTCTACGTTTTTGTACAAAGTGTCTTCCAAGATCAGATCCTCGTTAACTTCTGCTGCATAAAGCGCTTTTTTGTAATCCTCCGGATCGTCTGTGCATCCGACACGCTTTCCGCTTTTTTTGTAGACAACGTGCGTTCCGGAAGAGCCATCTGATTTTTTACACTTTGTTTTTCTAATCTTATAAGGCATTATTTTTCACCTTTTTCTTGCCATTCGTAAGAAACTTTATCTTCTTTAATTGGCCCGCCTGCTGCCCAAGTGTAGCAAGTTCTTGCGCTGTGGCATTTGAAGTGGTGCATCCAGCAATAGCCCAATCGACCATCTTCATCAGAGACAGGGCCGGGCATACAATCGTCCATTCTGGGTGAAATATCAAAAGCAACACAATTGCCGCATTTGGACTTTTTAGCCACGTCGGGGGTAGTGTTCCAATGCTCTGCGGCTCTTTCCCAGTAAGCCTCGTCAGAGAGGTTCAAAGGGCCGTATTGGATGTGTTTTGCCTTGATTGAAGCGTTTCTGTTTTTGGTGTTTAGCTCTAGATCTTGTGTGGCAGGAGGGCATTTACCTCCTGAAATGGGGAGTTTTTTGAGGAATTTAATTTTGATCATTGTTGAGCGCCTTTTATATATTTATATATAAATAGGTGCTTTTTATTGATTTACTCTCGCAAATCCATCAACTCTATCAATATCAATTGTTGAATCAACAATGTCCTTGAGAGAATCCATATGACTTATGATCAAAACCGTTTTAAAGTAGTTTTTAATCATTTGAAGTATTCTAGTGAAGCCTTCCAAGTTATTTTCATCCAAAGCTGTTCCCGGCTCATCTAAGATGAAAATATCGCTTTTTGGAAGAGAAGAGACATTCAACAGGGCCAGTCTTATAGCCATAGCAGCAATGGACTTTTCGGCTCCAGAACCTAATTCTAGAGGTCTAGGATCGTGCCCTTGATGTTGGATAAGAATGTTCAATTTCTTTTCTTCTGTTTCAAAGAAAACTTCAAAATCAACAACCCCTGTCAAGATCTTTTGAACCTCTTCGTTGATCTTTGGGAGTCTTTTTTTGATAATCTCGTATGAGATGCCAGAGTTGTGATAGCAAGTCATGAACAAATGATATGCTGCAAACTTCTTTTTATTTTCTTCATACTCTTCGGCTTCTTTTTTGACAGTTTCCAGTTTTTGCTCAATCTGACCCTTAACGGTGTGAAGATGAATATACTCTGCTTCGCAGGTGTTATATTCGTTTTCTTTTTGTTTGAGGTCTTTTTTAAGCTGCTTCTCTTCTTTTATCAAAGCTTCGAGATTTTCAATCGCTTCCTTGTTATCTTCGTATTCTTTAATATCAGACCTCAATTCAGAAATAATGCTTTCAGTAGATGAAATCTTGGTTTCACCTTGAAGCACTTTGTTCTTCAATTTAAGCAGTTCAGAGCTAACTTTGTCCTTTTTCTCAACTAACTTCTCATAGTTTTGAACATACTCTTCTGCTTTCTTATATTCGTCACCATCAATGTAATCCTGTGCTTCTTCTTTTTCTTTTTGAAGTCCTTTCAAGGCCAACTCCAACTCTGAAACTGTTGTTTTTGCAACAAAAGCATCTTTGATAAATTTGCAAGTTTTAAACTGATCTCCACAGGGAACCTGATCGAGAAGAGAGATCTTTTTCTCTTCCATTTTCTTCTTGATTTCCTCTTGTTTTACCTCATTTAAGATCAATTTAACTTGCTTTGCTTTCTCTTTACCAACCTCGTAAGATTGGTAGTATTCTTCCGGATCAAAAGTGGAAAGGAACTCTTTGATTTTGTTCAAATAAGCACTTTTTTCTTCTTTTTGCCCTTCCAAATTAGCTTGGCTTGCTCTCAAGGTTTCCAAGATTTGATTAGAGTTTTTCAACTCTTTTCTGCACTTCTCAACATTGATGATTTTTGCTGGAACTGACTTGATTTTGTGCTCTAAAAGAGAAAGCTCTTTTTCCATTCCTTTCTTCTCATTTTTCAGTATATCGCAGCATTCCTTTTTCTCATCTAGATCTAATTGGTTGTAGATTAGTGCGCTTTGTTGTTCAAAAATCTCATCTTTGAAGTTTCTTTCTTCTTCTTTTTTGATCAAAGCTTTAAGGTCTCTGGAATCTTCCTTTGCCGCTTTGAATTTTTCTTCAAAAAACACCAAATCTAGGAATTTTGCCAAGATTTCCTTGCGTTTGGTAGAGCCTTCATTTACAAACTGCAATGCTCCGTGTTGTGCTGACATTGATGTAATCAGAAAATCTTCAATTGAGCCAATATATTTGCGAATATTCCTATCTGTCTCCGCCCTTGTATTTCCATTCAATTCTACAACTTTTTTCGCAGCAGGGTCAAAACAAGAAAAATCAACATTCACTTTTGCTTCATCTGTTGTCTTTCCTTTGAGCTTTTTTACATACTTTTCAATGCTTCTGGAAATAGTGTACTCTTCCCCTCCAATGTCAAATTTAAGTTCAATGTTTGCATCTGTCTTATTTTGGTTGATAAAGGAAATATTCTTCTTTGCCGGCTTTGAAGTGGTGTTAAACGCACCCAAGAGGAAAGAGTCAATAATACTGGACTTTCCAGAGTAGTTCTTCCCAAAGATTCCAATGATTCCTTTCATTTTTTCAAAGTCTAGAGAGTTATCACCCCCATAGTTGAAAAGGTTTTCCCATTCCATAGACTTCATCTTCCAGTTCAAATTGCGAAGTTGATCATCACTACCTTCAACTAATGAATTATATTTTGCATTAAGCTCTACGACCTTGTCCATAATATCATCTTCAACTTCAAACTCTTCAAGGTACTCTTTCATAAGCTTTTTCTGGACTTCTACATCGCGAAGGTTTTCAATCTCGCCGTCCTTTAGATCAACATTTTTTTTAGCCAACTCTGCTTTGCTCAAGTGGGTGACAGACTCTGCTTTAAAGTTGATTTTAGCGTCTTCAATAGCTTTTTTAAGAACGTCAAGTGTGATGTTGCTTTCAGACACCAATCGAATCCTAGCTCCGGCCTTTGGATTGGCTGATTTTGGAATCTTTCCTTTCTTAGTCAACTTGATCGTAACAAAAGGCTTTGGATTCTCCAGAAGAATGTGTCGAACAGAAAACTTGTCTTTGTCTTCGATCTCCCAAACCAAAAAACCTTTGTCGTCTGTTTCGCCAAAGTTTTGTTGCACGGTTGACCCGGCATACCTGATCTTTCCTTTGCGATCGATCTTCTGATTTGTCTTGTGGATGTCTCCCAGAAAGCCATAATCGAACTTTTTAAGGTCTTCAATCTCAACATCGCCGTGTTCGATCACATATCCAACATCTGTTACCGACCCTTTGACCGCTCCATGGTAAAGAGCAATGTTGATCCGATCAGGATCTTGTGTTAGATCCCAATTGTCTTCGTCAAAGATGCTCAACACATTCAGCGTAAAGGGCTCTGTAAGCCTTATTTTAGCCGCCTTCTTGATCAAATGGAGGTTAGCTATACCTAGGGCATCTACAATGGGAGAAATGGCATCCTGACGGCTTTTATTGCGCAGGTTTCCATCGTGGTTCCCCAAGATGATATAAGTTGGCGCAATTGCTGCCAAGTTCTTGAAGAAATCGGAGCAGATTTCAACAAATTCTGGTGAGATTTGGGTTTTGGTGTGAGCAATATCACCACAATGAATAATATAATCTGGCCTTTCTCTTTTCAACTCTTTATAAAGTTGCTTGAAAACTAGATCATACTCGTAGTGATATTTAAGGTTTTTAATGTGGGTGTCTGCAATATGGGCAAACTTAGTCATTGAAGCCTCCATTTTTAACTTTTTCTATTGTTTCGCTGATTTCACTTCTGACAACATTAAATATTGCCGGTGACAGGTTGTACAACTCTTTAAATGCTTCGTCTCGCCAAAGATCAACATCTTTCTCCCTTTTATCAAATTCTTTTTCCAAAGCATAATCTGTATAATCTGGATTTACTCTTTTGAAGCTTTCTTTTTGCTCTTGTATCTCCCTTCTAGTATCGACATAAACTTGCAAAAGAAAAGAAAGAGATAAATACATTGCAGATTTCATAATTTTATACGCTTGTGCCACACCCACGACAAATTGTAGGCTCATGTAGGCCAGAATACCACCTAAAAACCAGACCAACTCATAAACACCTTGTTGTTTCAAAAATTCAATCATTTGTGTCTCCTATATGTTAATCATTGAAAATAAAGTATCAAATCTAACTTCAACTGCTGTCATTTTTAGCCTTTGATATTCATATTTTGAAATGTCGTTCAAATCTTTTCCTTCTGGGACTTCTATTTTCCAAACGTCTACTCCATATTTGATCAAGCTTGAAATAATGTCAAGCTCTTTTTTGTAAGCATCTGGATCTAAAGCAATAAAAACCTTTTTGGCTTTTTCGACAATCTTTTGAAAAAGGTCTGACCTTTCTGAAAGGGTTGATCCTAAGATTGGGATCATATTCTTTTCGTGAATTGCATCAAAAACACCCTCGACCAAGATGATTGGCTTTTCCCAATCAATTAAAAGGTCATTAAAAACAATATCTTTTGATGCTTTTGGGTTTTTGTACTTTTTCCAATCTTTTTCATATGTTCTTGAAACAAAATAACTAACATCCCCTTCATCATCAAAAGAAGGAATGATTATTCTTCCTTTGTATTCTCCCGATGGGCAATACCCAACCTTCCATTCTAAGATCTTTTCTTGTGAAAAGCCTCTTGATTTAAGATAATTCAAAGGCTTTTGAGAATAAAGGTCAATTGACCCTGTGAAAAGCGGCTTGTACTCTTTTGGCAGATCGATCTTTTGCTTGATCTTCTCTTGTACCGTTGAGCCAGTGATCATCAGTTCAAAATCACGAACATCGATCTGATTTGTGATCTTAAGCCATTCTTGCTGGTTATCAAATGATCCAAATCTTTTTAGAAGGTAATAGACGTTTTTACCACTTGTGTCACAAACCCAACATTTGAATACGTTCTTAGAGATGTTCACAGACATTTTTGGCTTATGGTGCTTGCAGAAAGGACAATAGAAAAGATGCTCGCTCCCTTTGGAGTAAGCATAATCTAATGTGTTTTTAAGGATGGATAGTTCTTTCATGTGTGGCTTCCTTTGAAAAAGTTACACACATTATATCAAGGATGGGGGGTGTTGTCAAGAGGTTTATTTTCTCATCCCATAGGATAATCTTCCATATTCCCACTGTCTTCGTAAATAATAGCGCCACCACCGGGAGAATACACATATCTTTTCCATGTTCCTTCACTAACATTAGTCGAATCTGAGAAGAACGAGGACTTCTTCTTAAGGTTAAATTTAATAACTTGTGTATAGTAACCTGTTTCTTCTCTTAACTCTCCACTTAAGATATCTTCTCTTGTCGCAGGAGGAAGAGGAGGGACATCTTCCGGCGCGAGTTCCACCGAATACTGCTTGTTGCGTCCGACCTGCTTGGCTAAACTGTGATGGTCATATTTCTTAAGTTTTTCTAGATGTTGCTTATAGGCTTTCTGATCGGGTCGGCCCTTCCTATCTACAAAGTTACTCTGATCATAATCCCGCACTTCTCTTTCTTCCCTAAGTAACTCCTCCTTGATGATCTTCATTAGAAACTTCTTGGTGATTTTCATTTATTTGCTCTCCTTTTTAAAAATCCTGATTTTGCAATGACAATTGCGTCTGACATATCGTAATAAATAGGTTTTGGATTTCCTTTTTTCGTATATTCCGGATTGATTAACCCTTCTTTCACCAAAACCCCTAGAACAAAGGGCTTTGCCTTTTGGCCTTTTGGAACTTTGATACCGCAATCTTTTCTTGCGGAGGAAGCCGAAATGTATTCTGGGGGCATTCCATAGACCTCATAACAGAACCAAGATACAATCCCATTGAAAGCAGACAATGTTGAAAGAACTTTTGCAGAGGAGAAGCCTGATCTAAAAGATTGTAAAGACTTTTCAATATAAATGTTATTAATATCATATTCTTTTTTTAATTCTTCAAGTTTTTCTTTTACTTTTTCTGCTTTTTCATACATATTTTTGTATTTTCTTGTGTCAACAGCAGCATTGTACACAATATTTTCTTCTTTGTCAAGTACACAAATTCCAGTTATGCTTGTGCTAACATCCAAACCTAATATCATTTAAACCTCCAAAGATATATTATACCACATTATAAGTCCATTTTTAACTTAAATGTGAATGAATCTTTTTCTCTTTTTCTAACAGGATTTGCCAAGTTAGCAACTGCGATCAAGTTCTTGTATTCGTCATAAATGCCAATTTTGGTGATATAAGTGATCTTTTCAAACGAACCGGTGGTCTGTGTAAAAGAAGAAGACACGATATTCTTGATTGCTCTTTCTGGATTTTCTTTGTAATAAAGAGAGCCCGTTGTAATTGTCGGTAATGTTGAGCTAGAAGAGATAAAAGTTGGATTATTTGAGTAATTCAATTCTCCTCTGTTGGCGTGAGCTAGCATAGTTAAGTTTGGAATCTTCTCTGTTGCTTGAAAGTCCAAAGTATAGCTGGAAGAAGGCGTTGAGATACCTGTAAAAGTCTCTGATAAGGCACTTCCGTAGTAAATCCACTTGGGATTGTCGTTTCCATCGCCGGTGTAATCTTCTTGGTGGCTGGCATCCAAGGCCCAAGCCCCTGTGAGAAGGATAAACCCTTCATTATAAAGAACCAGTCCTGCTACTTTACCATCATTTGCTGCGATTGTTCCGGAAACTTGAACCAATTCGCCTCTTTCGTTTTTATAATCTGTCAATTCCGCAACCATTGTGCCAGAGACATAATATTTTAAAGAAACAGAGCCCTTTTTAATGTTATTTCCAGTAATAATTGCAGGAATATTGATCAAATTAACGTTTTCTTCGTCCAAATTCCTTGTTCTATAGGCCGAACCAGCAGGGATCTGACCTGAATAATTGAAATGAGGGCTCATCGGGCGATAATGATTGATTGTATTCTTCAAAGAGCGCAGCTTGTGTTTTACAGAAGTGTCGCCACTTTCAAAATAAAACAAACTGATCGACGAAGAAAGTGGATAAGACCCTGTAATGGAGCCCGTAATCTGCTGAACCTGAGAAGCTGTCGGCAAAGTGGATAAAGCAAATGTCTGATCATACCTAGGATAAACAAAAGGATAGATCAAATTGCCAGAAGCTCGGTTGACGTTTAGTTCGTAAAGGTTGACATAGCCCGGTGGAACATTTGTAACGCTAGACGAGTAAGTTCCAGACATTGGCTCATGTTCATTAAGGTAGAGATCATTCTGATAAATGAAAAAATTATAGGAAGGTCTCGCTACCAAAGTATTAAGCAGGGTGTCGCCCTTGTTAAATTTATACAAAGACACTTTTTACCTCCTTAATAGTTTAGTAGTCAAGGCGCACTTTGATTTTCAAGGCTTGTGCGGGGTTGTTTTCAATTGGCTTGGAAAGCTTTGCAACTGCAAGAAGCTGATCCGCCCCATTGTAAAGGCCGACAGTAGTGATATATGCCTTGGGAGGAGATTGTGGGTCGTTTCCTTTAACTCTAATCTTGCTTCCGGTCAGATAAGTTGGGTTAGCACTGAAGTTGAAATCTTCCGGCTCAATATCGCAAAAGTACATTGTCGAAACCAAGTTCGTAGTGTTGTTGAATGTCATATTGTACATTCTTCTGCGAAGTCCAGTTGCAACCTCTTCGATCGAACCCGAAGTCAAAATCTCGTGAATATCTTCTTGTCTAGACGAAGAAGAAAGCCAAAGCAGGTTATTGGTAGACGCACTCATAATCCCGCCATTGGCAGATGGCATAAACATCGAAGCAGAAAGAACTGCAACACCTGCTTGGTAGTAAATCAAACCACAAGGAGCAGTTTTATCTGTCGGATCAATACCAACGCCGTCCAAAGGAGTTCCTGTGGAGTTGTTTGCATAAAGAATGCCATACTCTCCCTTGGGGGAGTTTACTTTGTAAGAAGAAGTTCCGTTAAGGTCTTTGATCTTGATTCTTTGTTCAAACGGAGCACTATATCCAGCATCTGATCCGGAAACGCCAAGCTCCAACTCAAACGTTCCTTTTTGAATTCCGTCTTTTGCCAAAAGACGAGCAACGTTGATTGTGATGACTTCATCAAACTTTGCACCACCGGTAAGGTCGCCGTCTTTGTCGAAACGATGAATGTTATTGTTAATGTCAAAACCAACAAGAACTTGTGCCATTTCATTATAAATGTTGTTCTTCTTGGAGCCGGACACTTCCCCAGTAACACCATCCAAGTCGGAGTTTGTTCCATACCCAGCAGTCAAATCAAAAAGATGGTTTGCCGAGGAGGAAGCATAAGGATAGTCGTAAACAGATTGGAACATCTCGTGAGTATACTCTTTAATGTTCGAGGTTGTTCCTGCGCCGTTCGGTTCTGCGTATGTCCCAGACACAATTGAGCCAGTAATAGGGATGGATTCCCTTAGTTTGGTTGTAATTGGTTGAGTTTTGGTAATTTTTTTAGTCGTACCAGCCATTTTTTATCCCTTTGAATTAAATTTCTTTGATAAATCTTAATGGAATATCCAATTGATATCCTGTAACTTTTGCTCGAACTCGAATGATAGCATCAATAAAGTAAAGATCGTCTGACCCGGATGCCCCAAAGGTTGTTGAACTCATTGTTCCGCCAAGCTCCGTAAAGATTGTAGTGGAAGTAGTGAGAAGTTCGGAAGCTTTAATCTTGAATTGCAGGAAAGTTCCTCTTGGCCCCAAGATTGTCATAAATTTTGAATCAGTGTCGTTGCTGATTGGCTGAACGAAAACTGTTTCCCCACCATCAGACTCCAAAGACATATCATAAAATGCAACGTTGTCGTCGTCAATGAAAGTCAAAGGAGCATTAACAGCAGTAGTCCCAACTGAGACCACAGATCCAAAGCGGTTGTCCAGTTCGGCAACATATCCAGTTTCAAAAAACTCTGGACTCAAAGATTGCTTTGGCGAGATAAGGTCTGTGTCCAAACCTTGGTGCAAAAGAACAAAAGTGTCTTGCTCAGTCGGGTTTGCACCGGCGAGAACACCCTGAACTGTGGTGTTATTGGTGAAGATTAAATCTTCTGTGTTTTTGTCAACACAAACCGCAAAATACCCACCAGATGCTTTTTGAGTATTTCTTTGAAGCTCATTCAACTTCACAATTGGCATAAATAAAGTATTGTTGTTTGTCATTGAGACCAAACGATACTTCAAGCCAATTGAGCTTTCAGTAGATGCTTCAAAAACAGGCAACTGACGTAAAGAAGTAGACTCGGTTCCAGTGCTAGCAGTAGCATCATAAAGGCTGTAATCAATCTCGTCATCGCCCAAAGCAAAATGCGTAATCTTATAACTTCCATCTGCTCTTGAAAGCAGGTCTCTTCCTAGGTCTGTAAGGACTGCATCTAAAATAATGTCCCCACTGTTGTCAATAAAACCCATTTTTAGTCTCCTAATTTATAAAACTTAAAATAAATAGTCTTTTATTCTTCTTTTCGTTTAAAGAAGTCACTATCTTCTAGGATTGGTGTTGATTGTCCTAACTCTTGTGTTGGTCTTTCGCTTTCTGGTAGGGTTGCCATATTTGTCCTGTCTTCTTCGCTTATAACGCCATAGCCTGCCACGTCTGATGCGGTAACTACATCTCCAACATATTTTTTTGTAAAATCAAAGTTAATATCTACTTTTTTGCCGGACGATTTTGATGTAATCCTAACTTTAAACTTTTTACCCCAAGCGTTATCCACTCCTGAACCCAAAGGCGCAACACCTCCAAGCCCCAATCCATATGCTGATTTAAAATTATCAGTTATATCTGTATCTATAATTGTGTTTTCAAAACTTGGTTTGATTTCCAAGTATTTTCTGAACGATTGTGTATATTGATAATAATCTTTATCTTCCAATTGAATTACTTTGAACTCTGGGAATATAAACCCAGCCTGATCGTTAACAACAACTTCATAAACCGGCGATGGGTTTGAAAGGTTGTCGTGGACATCCATCGATCTAAAAGTGTAATAATACTTTTTATTTGGCAGCAAGCGGTCTCTATAGGTTGCTCCGGCATATTTTCCTTGAAGGTCGATCTCTCTTCTTATTTGTTGATCAAAGTCTTTGTACGACTTTGGCCTCTCTTCCAATCGGAATATTTGAAACTTTCTATTTTCATCGTCTGTTTTGAAAAGCAACCTTCCGTTCCGATCAGTTCCCTTGCTTTTGATCAGATTATTAAAATAATCTTCTTCAATGTCGTTAAAAGGAATTGGCTTTTCATACATTCTTGTAGTTTGCGTTTTCAAACTAATAAAGATTTGATTGTTCTTGCCTTTCACGCCGGAAAAATGAACTTCCGGATAGATTGGAGGATTTTCCAAAACTTTCCCTTCGATAGAGAATAGCGGCACCTCCATAAGAACAATATAATCAGATGTACTAATTTTTATCTTATCAAAATCCGTTGTGAATAAATTTCTTCCCTGTGCTATTTCAAAGTTTCTTATTGCGGTATTGAAATATTCATTTGTAGTTGCTGTGATTTCTTTTCGCAAATCAGATGTAGTTGTGAGCCCCTCTGTTATAAGAAGACCGGTTGTAAACAAAAGAACAAAATTAACCATAGCGTCTCTATAGCCCGCAATTGGGAAGCCCAATTGTTGCTGCGCCTGTGGGTTGGAAAAGATACTTTTTGTTGTCCCCCCTCCAGAGTTAATATAGAAATCATAAACGACCGTGTCAATTTGCTTAAACAACTGATCATAATAGCCGCGCCTACCACTGGCGGAAGTAAATCCTGTAAAATACTTCTGAAAGTCAAGCTGTGCATTTTGTAAATTTCTAAAAAGATTTTGGAAATCTAAAAGTATTGCCAAGATAGTGAGATTGAATGCTTGTTTCTGTCCTGAACTTTTATAGTTTGAGGTATTTGTTTTTTCCCATTGCCTAATGTATGTCAAAATACGATTTTCAAAAGTGTCTAAACCTTTTCCAAGATTTGCGGCTAGTTTAATTTTGGGGCTGTTTATAAAAAATTCCGTTCTCAAATCTCTCATCAAGTTCATGAACGTCTTCCATCTAAAAGCATTTTTATCGTCTGCATAAAACGGAGAGTAATAATATTTCTTTGCTAATACAAGAGGATAAGCGCTAATCTCGTACTCGTATTGCTTATCATACTTAACTTGTGCATCAAAAAAGTTCAACAATTTTCTTCTTGTTTTGCTTTCTTCTGCCGGTGATGGTAATATAAATGTTTGAAGTTGATTACCATTTCGATCTTTTTTAACGATCTTGTAAAACAAAATTTCGTGAGGGGTCTCACTTGAATCAATAAAACACTGCTTTGCTGTTAAACTATTTTTATTGACCAAATTTTTGAAACCTATATTAGCTGCCTCCAGCATAAGGTCTTGAAAAAACTTATAAGTTGTATTATTTTGATATTTTTGTATTGCTTCGCTGGATTCTCCCAGAACGGTCACATTTTTATTGTTGGCTATGTTTAAAATATTTTTAAGAACTGTTTGTGATTGCTTTTTATAATCTAAAAAGAAATCTGTCAGATCCCAAGTCTTATAGCCCACCTTGTCTAGAGAAAAATCCAAAGGCAATTTTGCTTTCCCTACATTTCCAAACTCAACAAAAGAAAGTTGAGAAATGTATTCAAGACTATCAAACTTTGATATACTGCTAGCGGTCAAGTTATTGACACTTTCTTGTGTTAATTGCCCACCTACTCGCTGTGTAGTGTTTCCTTCTGACCGGATCACCAAGTCATACAAATTTAAATCAGTATTTGTTTTTTTGAAAAGGTTTTTGAAGTCATCCAGATCATCTTCTTTCCCAGTAAGAGTTGGGGGCTCGTATGGAAACTCCAAATAAAAACCAAAGTTTGCACCACCTCTATATTGTTCTGCTAATTGATTATATTCAATAACATCATCTTGGGTTACAACATAGTTTTTTGCTTTATTCTTTGTAGTTTGTGGCGCATTTTTAAAGTAATCTTCTTTTGCCGGAAGATAGCCATTTTGATATTCTTGAAAACTAAAATTAATAGTATTCATTCTATTTTTTAGCTTTACCTCATCTCCGCCATACGACATAAGTTCCAAATATTCTTTATCAAAGTTTTTAACATCTTGATCTGTCAAACTTTCCTTCAAGAAAGAAAACATATGTGCATTTGGGATAATCCACTCTTCTTGATTTGTTCTTTCGATTAGTTTTTCATAATCTCTCAAATAAAAGTTGTAAACAAATTCAGATTGAAAAGTAGAAATCCTAGGATCATTATCAACAAATCCGGATTGATGATCTGGCCTTCCAGAGGAGACTTGGTTTTGCCTTACTTCCTCTTGAGAGAAAGGTATGTCTAAGACAAAGTTCAAATAAACAAATTCTTTTCCTTTAACGTACTTTTCAAAATCTGATAATGCTTTCGTCTCTTTACTTGAAGGTACGTCAAAAGAAATGGTATCTTTATTGACTTCTGTCGTGCTAGACTTAACTTGCCCACTAGCGACATCTTTGATCAGAGAGCTAACATCTCCTGTCTGGGAAGTTATGAAGCTATCAAAACCATAGCCGTCCACCGAAGAGCGAAAGATATCAACACTACTGCCCAAAGAACCAAAATAAATGTCTTTGGAAATAATTCTCAAATGTTTTGAACGAAGGTTCTTGCCTTTTATAATATTCGGTTGTGATTTAACCGGTGTAAATGGCAAGCCAGTGCTCGGGCCGGTTGGCTTACTCTTTTTAGCAGCAGACTCTTCTTGGCAAATATTAGTAATTTTTGTATTAGCCATTTTTATTCTCTAGACCTCTCTTCTCTAATGAAGTATTCATTATAAATAGCAAATTGAGAATCTTTTTGAACTGGCTTGGCTCTAAATAAATAAGTCTTTCCTTCTTCCAAAGGCTCACTGTATTCTAGGAATATAGGCGATCTCATAATATTTTCTTTGTTTGGGTTCTTTTGATATCCTGAAAGGTATTCCAGCCGGACTGTGGCGGTCGGAACTTCTGCGTCAACCTTGGAAAGCGCATCGTTAAAGGCAGCATTCTCAAAAGACATTCCTAAATTATCAGAGAAAATAAACTTTTTATCACCTTCATCTAGTCTTTCTAACTGTTTTAGTTTTTTATCTGGCTGTTCACCGGTGGTTGCCGATGGAATAAAGTTGTAAACAATGCCTTGAGGAAAAGTCAATACTTCTTCTTTTTCTATTGTCTCTTGTTCGCCAGAGAAAAGAACTTCTTCATTATATTCAAACGCTTCATTATAGCTAGCAGGAACAAAAATGTTTTTAAATACAAATTTAATTGGTTCTAACCTAACTTGTCTAGTTTTGTTTTGGTTTGATTGGTTTTTCACATTTTTAGTTTCTAAATCTTTTGCGTTTGTCAACTGCTGCAAAGAAACAACAAAATCTTCAATATTCTTTTGAAGATTTTTAAACTGCTCAACATCTGTATTGCTCAGATTGTAGCTTTGCATAAACTCTTCCCTAGTATAAGAAAGATTTGGGCTGTAAGTGACTTCTTCAAAAGAGAACATTTGTATTTCGCCGGCTGAAATAACATCTGTAAAAAGAGTTATGGGCGTGGTATAGCTTAAAACAACATCTTCACCGGTGAATTGGTCTTCTTCTTTTTTGAAGATCTCTTCTTTTACTCTTTTTCTTTTCAAAGTAAGAGCGCCAATTGCAAAATCAGCTAAAAAGTTGGTAGTTAAAGCATCGTAAACTTCATTTGCGACTTGATCAATGTCCTTTTGCATGCCATTTCCGCCAGTTTCAGCGAAACTTCTAGAAAACTCTCTTGTTACTTTATCGTAATTTTCTTCTTTTTTGGCCTCTTCGAATGCGTTATTCAACAACCTTTGAGAGTCTGTCAGTCTTTTGATCAAAGTTTCCACATTCTGCTTGAATGTTTCTGAAATTTTGACTTCCAATGAGTATTGATGGCGACCAGAGACCACTGTCGCGGCTCCTCTGTCGTATATTTCAAATGTTTTTACTGTATCCCCTGTTAACCCTTTTTGAACAAAATCTAAAAGGCTTTCTGGAAGTTCTGAATGTTGTTTAATAAGCTCAAACAGATCCAAAGAAAACAAAACCTTTACATCTCCGCTCTTTTCCTTTGATAAATAAATATCAGAATTTGGAGTTGGGATTTGAACTGTTTGTATCTTCTTATTCAAGCCAATATCCAACTTTTTATCTACTGTTTTTAAATTACTTACAACCGGCTTCAACAGATCATCAGAGAGATCTTGCTTTGAGAACAAAACATCCATAAAGAAAAGCTGTCTGGGTATAAACGTGAAGTCTGCCCTCAGATTATCCGCTGCATAATATTTCTGATTTTCAAAGAAAAAGGAAAACGCACCGTTCCAAAACTCTTGGGAGCCTTTATCAAAGTAGTAAGCTCTAATTCTCTTATAAGAAACAACTTCGGAATTAGATGTTTTCTCAATCTTTATTGCGTCCCACAGCCCATTGTTCTGATTATTCAACATATCTAATACTTGATTTTTCGTATTGTTCAAAAAATCTCTGGAAAAGTCAGGCTGACTGAAAAAAGTGCGAACTACGACATAATGCTCGTATTGGCCTGTTAAAAACTTCTCTGGTATTTCAATCTGCGCTTCAAAGAAATACTTATTTTCTAATTTATTGCTTTTATTTTCAAGATCAGTTATGCTTAAAAATGATTTCTTCTCTCTTTTAAAGTCAATTTGATTTGTATAGCCGACATAATCATCAAAAAGAGAAGTTCTTGTAATGCTTTCATTCTCTATTTCGTCTGTGTTCGGCACCAAATAAGCCTTGAATTTAAAATATTCTAGAAAATCTTCCCAAAACCACTCATCTGACAAGAAATCTCCAGAAACTTTAACTTTGATTGACAAAACTTTGTTCAAAAGAGGACCACGGTCATTCAACTTAAGATCAATAATCTCTGGCATAGGGAAAGAAGCGTGAATAGTCTTCAAAAAAGGGTGTATGTCTCCGCCACCACTTAAAGAATTCAGAGCATTGGATAAGGCTGTTGGGTCTACAGTGGGCGCAACAGAGACAGTTTGCACTCCAGTTCCGTCTTCGGGCTGCTGCGAGGTTACAGACAAGGCAGACTGCAAATCTGTTGGTGCCCCTGCCGCTTGGCTCAGAATGTCGCCCGGATCTGGGAGTGGACTTTCTCCAAGCCCCGGCTCGGTCACTAATTGATTGCCGGCTTGGTTTCCCATTCCCGGATCAGCTAACCCCCCTATGAAATCATCATAGCCAAAATCTGACATTATTCACACTCCTCGTCCAACGTTGAAATAAACAAATCAATCCCACCTTCGCTTAAATTATTGTCATAAACAGATGTGGCTCTCTGCTCTGCCAACACTTCGTCACAATTGATTGGATTTTTAAAGAAAAGAGTTGTGTCGTCTTTTTCTTCGTTTCTACAAACTAAAACCTGATCAACGTCCGCATCGTATGATATATCTAAATAATAAGATACAAATCCATTGTTAACTTTGTCCAGTGAATCTAAAATTTCCGTATCAGGTTCGACCAAAAGATTATTTTGAATTTGTTTTTCTTCTTTCAAAAACTTCAATGGTACTAAAAATTCAGTATTCGTCGCAGATACAGGAGTTTCTTTTAAATCAACAACCTCAAACACTTCAATTTCAAAGTTATCTTTCAAAGAAAGTGTGTTTTTCTCCTCCACCTTTAATAAGATCTTGCCTTCTTTGATTTCCAAAGTTGTTCCATCTCCAAAAACAACTTCTGAATTGAAAAAAGCACTTTCTTCTCTTTCACAAGGCTCTAGATCATTGAATTGATCAACGTTTTCAGAGCTTGGTCGCACTTCGTATTGAATACTTTCTTGATCGATATTAATTTGCGGGATTGGAATATCTCTGCTCTCCGCCGATGCTGTTAAAAAGTTATTAGAACCTGTGATCTCTGCTGAGAAGCAAGAAATAGCCCAAGCAGGGGCGTTGTTATTTGTATTCCTAGAAGCTCCAAGTTGGTTTTCAAACGTTGAGTTAAAATCCATAAGCGGCAAAACATTCTTTTCAAACTCATCTGGAATAAGAATGGGATTTTTTGCAAAACGATCTGCTTGTTCATAATCGTCAACATCTTTCATAAAGATTGTTTCGTTTTTAACACGATATTGAACATCGTTTTGAACTTCTGTTAAGCCACCTTTTGCGCCATCATACATAATTCCATCATCAAAAAAAGCATAATAAGCCGGCTTCATCATTCCCTTGGAAAGCAATTGGCGACCATAGGAAGTTAATTGAATTTCCATAACTTCTTCTTTTTTATCAAAAAATTCCATTATTCTTCACCTTCCAAAATCTTTCCAAGCTTGATACCCGCTTCTTCTGCTGTATCTTTTGGCACAATTTTAAGAGTTGCTTCCACCTTTGCCATCTCAACAATGGAGCAGTAGTCGTATGGCCAGTTATAACCATAGTCATCAATTGCCGTCTCTCTCAAGTTAACTACATCTAAATAATCTTTTCTTGCTTTTTGTTTAACTTTAAAGATCAGCCAACGAACATCTGATGGAATCTCTTTTCCGTGGAAGAATTCATCTTTTCCAGTCATATGCTTGATTGTAACTTCGTCAAACTCTTCATTTCCGGTCAAGGACGCGTCTGGCATAACACCTTGCCACATGTAGGCTAGGTCTTGCTGATCAAACTCTACATCGAATTCAAAAAGATACATAACAAAAGGATTGATATCCCTATACTTAACAAAGTTATAGTTAGGCGGGATAACATAGTTTTGCATTCTTCTGTACATTCTTGTCAACGTAGTGTCTTTATTGTCTTTTATCTGCTGCTCCAAGATCTCACGGTCAACAGAGAAGAAGTTTTGTTTTTCAATAACAGTCAAATCCGCTTCTTCTTGTGAAATATTCTCCCTCTCCAAGAAAGGAATGGCAACAATTGCTTCTTTAATAACAGTTTTTTCTGCGATTGCTCCAATTCTTTTCTTTTCTGGTTTAAAGCCCAACTGATCCGCCAAAGAGCCGGTATTGTTCGTTGTAAAGTAAGAGCCGGAAAAACTTGGCAAGACCGAAAGGAAAATGCCTTCTTTTTCATTGGTTGGCAATTCACCCAAGCCACTCCACATCCCGCGAGAATGGAAAACAACCGCCTCCTGTTCGTAAAAGTTCAAGACAGGGCATTCGTATTTAGTAGAAATTCTCCAAGATGCCTTGTTTGTATTCAAAGGCTCACCAAGCTCAATTGATACATCTGCTTGTGGTTGAAATACGTTATTAATATTCAACAGGTTGTCCGTTAAAACATTTGTCGTCTCAATTGACAAATTTGAAGTTGAAGAAAGTTCTTTTTGCCGAACAACTGACTGTAAATCTCTTGTCACAACCTTGATATCCGGCTGTGTTATTTTACCCAACAAGTTGACGCTCGAAGAGAGGGACATTTGGTAAGCAATTGCCGCACCATTATAAGTTGCAGTTCCTTGAATTGGATCTCCATCCAACCCTTCGTTGAAATAGGTGATACTAGAACTTTTTTGAACTTCTTCTAGTGTATATCTTCTAGTTTCTGTCGGCGTAAATTCAACCCTAGCCACACTTTTTCCATAAAAATAAGGCGGAGTGTAAGGCGCATAGGATGGATCAGAAGCTATGTAGGAAGCGGAAATATTCAACCCGGCATCGCCACCTGCATACCACTCGCCATCAGCGCGATCAACGCCGAAAGGAGGACCGAATGTTCTTCCTTTTCTTCCGGGATCTGTAAAGATTGTCTGTAATAGGTTAGAACCTGTTCCTTCGTTTTCAACCCAAACCTCGTCAAACATAACATGGTTGGAAGTTTGCTGCAAAGCGATATCCATATAATAAGTTTTGCCGGCTTCAAACAGTTTAAAGTTTTCTTCAACATCGGACACAAAAGAAGTAAAACTTTTTTCTTTCAAAAAGAAGTTGGCAGACTCTGCCAAGTAATTGTTCATTGCCTTTTCATAAAGATTAGAAGCCCTTACTCCATCCCATCTAAAAGTCACAAAAGGTCTAGATTGACCTCCTTCCTCTAGAGCACCGGTGACAAAACTGGGGCATAAATAAGGAATGTCCAAATTAGTTGGAAACTTGTTCAGATCTGTCAACGCTTCAAATGGAACTCGGATTGGATCGCCCATTCCAGTAATCACGTTTGAAGAAGATGGAAAGTGATCAAAATTTCCTTTTATATTGTTAGTATATGTATCTGTTGCCCACCCTTGTTCACTTTCCAAGAGAAAATCAACAGCAATACCGGACTTGATAGTGTTAAAGAAAATGCCGGGGGCGAAGAGAGGTTGTAGTGCCGCTTGAAGCATCGCCGGCCTCATATTAGCATTGATCTGTTCTTGATTATACAATGACGTTCCGTATAATTCACCGTCTGTAGTGCTGGTCTTGAATATCCCCTTTGCTGAGTTTTGGTTTGCCTCGACCGCGCCATGTTCTGTGTTGGTATATGCGGTTAAGCTTGGCCCAACTGATTGAGAAAACAGTGTTCCAAGTTGCACCGAACGGTTCATTGGATAAAAACCTTGCTTTGGAAGAAATTTTTTCACACCCTTACATGTGAGAGTTACTTCGCCTGTTTTTCCTATCTTATCGTGGTCTTCTTTGACCACTTTAAAGCCTTGTAGGAATTCAGTATTAACATAATCTTTATAAAAATCTGCGTTGTAATTCGAAATTTCAGTTTCAGCACTTGAAGTAGTATTGATTGCGCCTTTTAAATCCAAAAACTTTTTATTTGTTGCTCTAAAGTTTGCACCTTTTTGATCAACATAATAAGACATGTGCTCTGAAATATTAAACTCTGGTATGATAGCATAATCATCTGTAAGAAACTTAATGCTTTCATTATACTCTGCAAAGGAAGCGAAGAAAGGCTCTCTCTCACTCAAAGCAGGCACCCTATATGTGTGTCCATGATAGGGAGTGATTTCCCTTAGTTGATAAACCGAGCCCGTTCCAACTGGTGATTTAACTTTATTAACATAAGATAAGGATGCAGTTGGCAAGTAGTGGTTGTAGATACCATCGGCAAACAAAGAAGAAGAAACAGATGCTGTAATTGTAATTCCAGCAATTGCTAGTTCATCTGCTCCAAATTGTGTGAGGTATTGTGCATTTTTCATTGCTCGCCCGGAACCAAAAATACCTTCGTTTTTAAAACCACGGTTGTTCAAAGGCGCAGCGTGTCCAATCTCTTTTGTTTGATAAAAATAATTTTCTTTATATTTCACAGGAGTATAGAAAGCATAAAAAGAAGAGTTCAACTCTCCATCTTCTTTTGAATAAACAGTGTTGATATTAGGACCAGACGTGTCTGTCCAAGCGCCATCCTCACTAGAGCTAACCTCAACAGAGATATTGCCACCTCCATTGGGGGTGGTTAAATAAAGACCCAGCTTATGAGAGTCTGCCGGAGAAGAAGAGCTAATAACCAGATACCCAGCAAGAACGTGCTGCGAAACGATCGGGTGTTGGTTGATCGTGTTTGCTAAATATTGTAAACTTTGACCATATTCTGTGTGCCTAAACCAGCTATTGTAACCATCATTATCTGTTGCTGACGCTGTTAATTCGTATGCTGTTTCATTAATAGTGAAAGTTACTTTGTCACCAACATTGAATGTAGCCGACAGCCCACCCAACCCTGAAGTTCCAGCTTTTGCAGATGCTATGTAGAACTCTTCACCATCGAAGTTACGATCTTCTTCCGGCGTAACCGCATAATCTGATAATGGAAACACATTTTCAGAATAAATCGATTTATGACCCATTGAATTTTTAGCATCAGTGTAAACCGGTGTTTTTCGCACCTCAGCATCCAAGCGACCACCACGTTTTCTTACTTCTTGAACGCCCTCTTTCTGCCAAATTGTGTTCGCGGTTCCTAAAATGTCCAGTAATTGCTCACTAGTTGAATCATAATTTGGCTTATCTCTGTGAGAGTTCACGCCTTCAAACTTTTCTTTTGGCCAAACTCTTTCTGAATATTCAACAGAAGTCCATCCTTTGATTGGGTTTCCATCAATCTTTGCGTTATTAAGATAAAGTTGTTTTACTTTTTCATATCCAGTATCAACTTTCACATTGTCCAAGTTAAACTTCGCATTCAATTCGCGGTTAGAAAAGGAAGCCAATTTTCCGGCATATGAGCTTTGAACTTCAATAAATTCTTCTGCTTCAGTGTTCAAAACAAAAACGTGACGAATTGGTTTGTATTTCTTGATCACTAAGGGTTCGGTATAGTTTGTGAACGAATTAGCAATCAAGCCTTTTTCAACAATTCTTTGACCGTTGGAATCCTCCAGTTGCAAAATCGGAAGGCTATCATCAACAGAGAGTGTGTTATTCTTCTTGTGTGTCCGGACAACCAAACTATCGCCATTTCTAGTTTGAAGCCAAGTATTGTAGCCAAACTTTCCAATCGAACTAAAATAGTTGTTACTGGCAGAAGGAGTTTCCAAGACAACTGTGGATGTGTTTGTGCTGGAGTTGACCTCTGCTCCATAGATGTTTGTTGCCGAGCCGGGACTTGCAGCCCAAGAAAAGAAAGTTTCTGGCTTGAATGTGATCTCTTCCGAGCCAGTCTGGTTCAAAAGAAACTCTAAGTTTGAAGAGGAGTAGCTTTTTTCAATCCAATCATACTGCAAGTCGGATGCCGGGATTGGGTACTGGATAAACCCGTTGTCAAAGAAAGACTGCGTTACAAATCCGGCTGCTGATGTGACGTATTCTTTTCTTGGGTTGCGATAAACACCCAAGAAGTAAGAACCGTCTTCAGGGTTTGCCAAGATTGTTGGATCATCATCCGGTGCGCTGTAAATTTCATCCAAAGCTTTACGAACAATAGCATTTCTATAGTTCATATTGTTGTAGACAGAGTATTGACTTGTTTCAAAATCCAAATAACCCAAGGAAGTCACTTCATAACCGCCGGGAGCAGCAAACCTAGTTCTTATAAACTGGGGCTGTGATAATCTAGTTGGTAACGTATAATCAACAACTCCGGAAATCTGAATGGAGTCCGTTGTTGTAACAACAGAAGCAAAAGGATCTAAGAAATAATCATCATTCCCTTTGATTTCTGTGATCATTATCGAATGAAAACCGTCAGAAGCAACGCTTCCTTTTTGATCTTTCAGTAAAGTTCTAGGGACACCGATCGTATTCAACTGATCGGAGCCGGAAATATAAAGCCTTCTGTTTACATTGTTGGTATCTATGCTCGCAATGTTCTTCACAGTTCCGGAAAGGAAAAACGTTGATTGAGCCCCTACAGACGCAGACAAAAATGAACTAGCAGTCAGCGGATTGGCATTTTGCAAGTTCAACGCCTTGTTACCTTTTGTTGAAAAAGGATAAGAGTTTGGCGCAGCTTGTATTGTCGTCTCATAAACAGTCTGTGGCTTGATTACAGGCAGTTTGTGTTGGAACTTGTTTCTTTCTAAAACGTGACTTTCAATAACATTCCAAACTGTGCTTGAAAACTCCGCAGTCGCAGGGATCAACTGCTCAATCACCATTGCGATACTAGTATCGACCCACTTGTAGTAATCTAAAAATCTTTCAAAGTCAAGTTCGTTCTGGACTTTGTTGAAGAAATATTGCCTATATTTCTTCAATTGTTTGTATTCTGGCCTATATCTGTTCGCAGACTCACCAACCAAATTGTTGAAGTCTTTCAAAGTCGAGAAGTATTCTAAAATACGATCATCAACTGCTTTGTAAAAGCTTTTTTCGGCTGCAAAGTAATAATTGATGGGTCTTTTATCCAATGAAAACACATCATCGTCTTGCGACAAGATTGAAATCATCTCATTGGAAGATACCGTATCATAAGGTGCTAATTTGTAAGTTGCAACCTTCTCTTTTTTAACAACATCTGTAGAAGATGCTTCAAAGCCGAAGCCTTTTCCACTGTGATAATACTGATTTTCTGTATCTCCTTGAAAATTTCCTAGGTCATTTACAGTGAAGTTCCCGGAAGAGTCCGAACCTGTTACGGTCTCAAAATCCCATCGCAACATCAAAGTATCAATGTTTTTGACTTTCGTTGAGTAGTTTGAATCTAGGAGATAAGCGTCTCTTTCGCTGTTCGTTATTCCATAATTGTGAAGATCTCTCAAATGAGATTTCAAGTCATTATCAGAAAGGTAATTATACCAGAAATTAATGTTTGAAATCTTCGCAAAAGAGTATCCGTTTTGATAAACAGAGCCAGTAAAGTTCTCTCTGTGTGCCCCAACATAAAGCCTTTTTGACGCTTCGGTGAAAAGAAGACCTTGCGCCTCGCTTACCGATGCTGTTACTTTAAATTCATTTTCAATGTAGTTTGTTGAAGCGTTATAGCCAGAAAACTCCAAAAGATAAGCATCTGCATCAATATCAAAAGCCCCTGACACCCTTTGTGTCAGAGGGTAATTGACGTGCTTAAAGCGAACCGACACGTTCCAGTTTGTATTCGTGAAAAGATCTTTGACGGTGCTACTGGTTAATTCAATATTTGCACCGCCAACTGAACCGGTTAGCAAGAAATAGCCATCTGGTGTCTTCAAAGTTGGTCTAATAGCGTGTGCTTGAAGTTGATTTTGGTCTGGTGAAAGCCAAGTTAAATCTGTCTCGGCCTGTGCCTCATCAACATCGTGGAAACCGAACAAAGAACAAGTCAAATAAGAATTTGTTATCGTTTGATAATAAAAGTTTGCTCCAATCTTATCAGAAGGCAGTGTCAAACAAGAGTCAATTGTAATCGGAGTATAGTAATATTTACCAGTTCCAGAGCCTGAAATAAAAGATTTGCTTGGCTCTGCCGATGAGCTAAACTGGTGAATAGTTGCCGAGTTGTTGTCTGGATCTTTAAAGTTGATTTTCTTTTTATTGTCCATAATCAACTTTGTGTTGTCTAAAATCTCGTACTGTGCATTGTTCGAGTAGAGATTGATATCCACGATCTTTTGTGAGATGCCAAGACTGTTCAGTGTATTTCTAAAAGAATCATAAGTCCCTTTAGACTTGTAAATATGAGTTAAGTTGTTGTAAAGGTTTTCATAGATCTTGTTTTTGATCTTTGTTAGATCAGTTTGATAATTTGTTTTTTCGTTTCTGTTATAAAGTTGTTCGACAATGTCCATATCAACGAACAATTCAGGAACCAACATACCTTTGTCGGAAAGAAGCCTATCTCCAAATGGAAGTGGCTTTACAGAACCGGAAGTATATTCAACAGATTTAATGTCTTTCAACTCTTCAATTTGAAGATAAAGAGTGTCCAAATAACTTCCCATTATTTGAGTTAAATGACGAAGGTTTTCTCCGCCATAAGACTCATCCTCTTCAATGATCCAAGAAGGAAGCGAGAAGAAAAGGGCTGATGTGTTTAGATTATCGTGAACCGAGCCGCTATTTTCCAAGTTCGACTTCAAAGTCGAAACATCAGGGTGAAAAGAATAGATAATCGGATCTTTGTATTCATATGAAGACGCGCTTGCTGAAACAATTGCGGAGCCAACGTTGCGATCTCCTGCTTCATATCCTGTCCAAGAACCGTTGGAAACACGCCCAGAATAGTCCAAAACAGTCGCATCCGTGTCTGTACCTGTCACACCCTCGTTGAACTTAAAATAGACCCCTAAGAGCGTGTTTGCGTCATCAGTATTTGTTCCACCGCCAACTTGGTTGTTGTAGTTTTGGAAAATCTGCTTTGCATTTCTTTCTGTTTTCCAATATCGAAATTCGTCAAACGAAGAAGAAAGAACTTTACCATAACCAAGCATCTCTTCGCCGTGATAAATATTCCCGGAAGGAGCGTTGACAAGCGCACCAATGTTAGCAGACATTTTTGCGGCGGTTGCATCGCTAAATGCCGTTCCCAAAACCTTCTCTTCGACGTACTGTCCATCCCTGTAGAACTTTGTGTTGATGCCACCGGACGCAGAGGCAAAAGAAACAGCGTAATGGTGCCAATTGTCGTCTGCAATGGCCGCTGTTGTTAAATTTCCAATCTCTTGTTGGAAATATCCGTCTGTTCCGGACTGGCAAGTTGCTAAAAAGACGTGATCAGACGACACTGCGGAGGCTGAAAGTTCGATTGTAAGCCTTCCATAGTCCGCAGAAGAAGACAAATTGTTATTCCAAAGGTCAAAAAGCACTTCTTTTTTGGTCAAAGTGTTGTCAAAAGCACCTTTTTTCAACCAAAATTCAACAGTTACACCACCTTCAAGGTCTAATTTAAGGTTGTTTTCCCTGTTTTTTGATGCTTTAAAGTAATTTGCCTTGGATATTGTTCGATCGCCAGCAGGATCAAAGCCCAAATGCGGACCACCGGTAAATCCAATGTATTCCGACTGTGTTGATAAAGAATAGTCACCCACAGTAGCATCTTGTGCGCCCCAGCCATCCCCCAAAACAACGTATCCGTTTGTTCTAGGGTAAAGATTTTCAAAAATATATTGATCTAAATAAGTTCCCCTATTGTACCAATCTTCTCTTTCATATAGGGAGCCATCATAAGGATAAGAGTTGTAGATATACTCAACAGAAGTGCGATAATATTCTTCTGCCAAGCCATACCTAGCAAAGCTCTCTGGCTTTGAAAAATCTGTTCTTGGTGTGAAAGATTTTTGAGTTTTAATCTTTTCTTTGATGAAGTCTTTGGATTCCACTTCTTCTTTCAATTTGTCATAATTGGCAGACGAAATGAACTTATTTGGATTTTGTTTTTTGAAAAGGTCTTTTTTACTCATTATTATCTTCTTCTACTCTAAATTTGAAGATGCCTTTTTGCTCTTGGTAATCACCAACAGCGTCGTTGTAAAAGGCAAATTTTAAACCGTACATATATCCGGGTTCTAACATTGACATATCTAAGTCAAAGTAGTTGCCTTCTGAATCATAGGACATAAGAGTGTGATTTGTAGTGGAGCCGGTGCCATGGCCAATAACTTCATAGTTGTCTGCTACTCTTATCACTTTGTAAGAGGCACTAACAATCGGTAAAGTTGATTGGGCGGCAACCGCTCTAGTATAAATATTTGGGTTCCAGTTTTTTTCACGAACAAAAAGTCTAAATTTTCCAACTTCTTGTGTATCGTATGACTTTTTAAGATTGGTTACATTGATAACATATTTTCTATTGTCGTTGTAACCGAGCGCATCAAAGGTTTGAGGGGAAATTGACCCTGTTTTGAACTCCACCCCTCCAGAATGCCAAACATCATACAAAGTAGCGACAGGCGTAGAGGCTGCTGTAACGGCGAATGAGGCACTATAAATCCCAGTTGATACCCAGCCCCCAGTTACATTGAGATCGTTCGTAGAAACCACTCCTCCGCCCGCTGGAAGCAATAATTTTGAACCAGATGGAGCAGTGTCGTTAGAAGAGCCTGAATAAAGACTGAGCAGGATGGCTCCTTGGCCTACCGATGGGATGTTTGCCAAGCGACCTCTAACGTAGTTGTAGAGGTATATCGTGTTAAGGTTGTCAGCAGCAGGTGCCAACGAAGACGAATAAAAGAAATAATTGCGATCATCTTCAATTCTGGAGTCCCACCTAGCTTCAAGGATTGGTCTTCTATAGAAGAACTCAGATTCTCTTGCAAAAAACTTTTTTGTATAGTAAGATCTTTGAGCGCCATCCGTATTATGTATAAAAGAGCTTGAGTTTTGCCCGGTTGAAGAAGAATAATAAGCTTCATAAGAAGAGCTTAATCTTACCCCAATTCCATAATTTGTTTTTGTCCCATCTAACCACTGTTCTACTAAACTTGTAATGTCAAGTTCTATGTTTTCTGTGCCTTCTCTGCCAAAAGAAGCAGTATAAGAAGGTGAAGCGTGATAATCACCACCAACAGAAGTCCAAGCAGTTCCCAAAGAAGCAGAAATCCAGTTTGAACCTTCCAATTTGTTATAAGTTTGGTCTGTGTAGTTATCCATATCCAGACCTTCACCCTCTTCCCAAGACCTAGAAACCGCTTGAATGGTCATTTTATAGTCTCTTGGAAGAGTTTCAGAGTGCTCTGCGTTAAACATACGAAGATAAAAAGAAACAGAGCCGGCTGCTGGGATTTTTCCTGCTGTTCTGTCTGCCGAAACAGTTGCAATGGGAAAATTAACCAAAACTCTTGATAATTCTTGACTTTCTCCAAAATCTGAGCCTGAAACTTGATCATAAATTGAAAAAACTTCAAGAATGTCGGCCCTGCCCATATTGGAGCCAGTTCCTCTATTAGCTAAAACCAAGCTTGAATCAAAAGCATTTGTAATTGTATTGTCGGCATCTGCTAAATATCTTTTAATAGCCATTACTTCACAGTTCCTTTAATATCAGATTCAGGGAATTTAATTTCAAAAACAGCATTGTCAGGACAAACCACAACTCTTCCATCGGAAGTTAACGCCTCGTCAATGCTTAAGAATAAATCAGTGTAAGGAGAGCCAAATTTTGACACAATTTCGACATCTAAAACGTCTACCACCTCTTCCAATTCTTTTAAGCTCTTGTATACTTCAATAATATTGAAATTCTCTCCAATATCGAACTTTCTTTCGGTTAAATCTTCTGTTAACTTGTCGATGCAAAGTTGCAAAACATCAAATTTGTTTGTGTCTTCTTCTGCAAGTACAGAAAAATTAATGCCCAAGTTTACAATCTTAGCGTCAAAAACATCAACAGTGTCATTGATCATTTTATATCTGGCTAGCCAAGTGCGAAGATTGTTTTTCAAAACAGAAGAAGCCGCTGAAAAGTTACCTTCTGTGTCTTCTGACAAAATGTATAAGTTTAAATTTCTTTTTTGAGAATCTGGGTCTCTCACTGCATTTGCTCTTTTTACAGCGCCCAAAGAAGCCGGCATCAAGTAAGAAAGATAAATGTAATCTTCTCTTGTTACGGCTCTATTCTGCGTTGAAAAAGAGCCAATAACTCGCTGCCTTAATTCATCTGCTGTTGGCGCTGAGACATCTCCGGAGATTGCTTTTTCATTGTCCACTTCAACACCGCCACGAACATCTGATACTTTTGTTTCGTCCAATGTTTCTTCGTCATTAAACTCTAGAGTGGTGGACAAAACTTGATTTACTGCTCCAACAGAGGCATTTGAAAGAACCTCATTGTTCACAAGATAGGTAATGTCCAACGTGGTGTTTGATGGCCCAATTCCCAACTTATCGTGATAAGATAAAACATTTGGATCAAAATAGGTTGAAGAAATATAATTCTTTCCCCTCTGCTGAAGAGCCACAGAAGAAGGATCAGAGATCTCATCATTCAATGTATCTGATTCGCTTCCGCCGCCAAACTGCAAAAAGACTTGACCAGTAGATGTTCTTTCAACCGTAAATCTTCTGGGCACAACCAATGGCTTTAAAATGTTTGGAACCATACTGTTTGTAGCTGTGTCTTTATTTGAAAATGCTTTGTAAATAATATCTTGCGAAAGAGAATCAACTTCAAAATATTCATTCCCCTCGGTATCAAATACTGAGATGATTTCAATTATTTCACCTTCAACATTCTCCCCAACTTCAATTTTATTGAACGCCTCAAAGCCCTCAATCAGAGCCGCTTCCGATTGTTCTGTCCCGGAGACAACTTCACCTGCTTTTCTTAAGACATAAAAAGTTGGAACACCAGTCGTTTCATCAACTTTAGAAAGAAGAATATCTGCGCTTGCATCGTTGAAGTTGACATCGTCAGTTAGAGTGAAAACACCACCGTCAACAGATGCGAAGGTGGAACCCTTCTTGACAATTGGAAGATAGTTTGTATTTGGAGTTCCATCTGTATTTGCCGGAATTTCAACATAGATCTCAACCAATCCCGTGGAGACCCCGGAAGCAGAATAGCGATAACCCATTTGCTTTCCAATTTTAAGAATGCTTTCCTCTTCTAAGGCCGTTTCCAAGAACGTTTCGTTTGCTTGGTAATCCAAAAAGAAAGAAAGGGTATCACCAATATAAGAAACTGTATCGATCATCAAAGAGCCAAATCCGGATGTATCAAAATCTTGAAAAGTATCTGGATAGTACCTTCTTGCGTGATCGACCAAAGCTTCCCTAATTGATTGAAAATCTCTTGCTGTGTAGTCAATTGGTGGTCTTTTATTTTTAAAAGCCATTTTTTGTTTCCTTATTCTTCTGCTAATCCAATAGAGACAGAGTCCACCAGATCAATCTCTGGAATGGAATATGTAACTTGAACAAAAATCTTATTTCTATCTGTTTCAACTAAGTCAAAACTAACTTCTTCCAAATCAATATAAGAAAGGTAGCTATTGACTTGCTCTATTATCCTTCCTTCGAAATCTAAAAGCATATCTTTGTCAGAAAAGTTCTCAAACAACATACCAGAAAGACCAACCCCAAACTCTGGAATCATCACTCTTTCTCCGGGGTTTGTTAACAAAACCATTTTTAGGTTTTGCCTTGCTAGATCTCTGATTTCTTCAATGTGTTCAAACCCCGGCTGTGTTTTATCAGGCAGTAGCGGTAGTTTTGGAGTGTATTTAGGCATCTTCTATATCGTCCCTTTTCACAACTTTTGTCAAAACAACGTTTTCTTCAACTTCTTTATGGTCTTTGCCAGCCATCACTGTCCCATCTTTATGGGTGTGGTACCTGCCGACATAACTTTTACCATCCGGTGTTATATACTCACCTCCGGATGTTATGCCGTCTGAAACTTTTGGGTTCCTTAATAAATACTCTTCTAAAAGATCTTTACACGCTTTTTCAAAATTTTCTTCTGGTGCTTTCAAAAATGAAATCTGCCCTTCCGGAACGTCAAACAGTTGATTTTTAAGCTTCTCAATCTCTTCCTGACCAAGATCCAAAGATATTAAAATAGCTTCGAAAACCAAATATAACACAAATTCAGTCATATTCAACGGAGGTAGACCCAAACCTGCATTTGTAATGGCAAAAGGAGCTACCGGAGGATTAAACAAGTATTTAAATAATTTATTTCCAGAAACCATCTGCTGCTGTGATGGGAATTTATCTGGTATATCCGCGCCAAAAAGAGAACCAACATTTTTGGCCCCTTCTTCAACTTTATTGGCTGCTTTAATTGAATTTCTAAACAACTCTCCAACAACACGAGCTTGAACTGCTCCCAAAGCCACTGCCGGCTCTTTGACCTCTACATCATTCAAAAATGCTTGAATTTTACCTTTCAAAGTAAAAAGAGCAAAGTCAAACAATTGATTACCCACCTCTACGCCGACCTGATCCCAATTGACTGACTTGATATATTGTACGTCACGGTCTGTTAAGGAGTTGATTTGGCCTATTTTTAAATCAATAATGTTATTTGCTCTTTGCAAAGGATCAACATAGTTCAGACTAAACACATCGGAGTTCAAATCCTTTATAACACTGTTGATATGATCTGTGTGTAGGTTCAAGTTAACCGCGATATGTGAAAGATACTTCCTAACCGGTAGCGCCTCTTCAAACACATAGCCATACTGATTTGTGAAGAGATCTTTCTTTATATCTTTCAAAAATTCTTCTTTAATACAGTAGTGGAAGTAATCTTCAATGTTCAATCTTCGATCTTTTCCATATTTTTTGACATAATTCTTTCTTAAACTCCCATTTTGGAGAATATCAGAATCGTATTCTTTTTGATAAATCGGCTTCTTTTCAATCAAAAATCTTCTAGAATTAGAAATATTATCCAATTTGGCAACATATTCCAAAGATTTATCCGCCTTATTAGCAAAAAAAGTCTCCTCTGTGGAATTATTTGACTTCAAGACACTAGGAGGCTGATAATTGTAATTTATTGAAGGGTTACTAACCCCTAATTCAAAAGATTGTTTGTATGACGGCCCAAAGAAAGAGACATCAGTACCTTCTAAGTCTTTCCATTTTTCAAAAAAACCACCCACACTGCTGTTTGGATATTCAGAGAATGTATAAAACACATCTTTTAACACATTTTTACCTTTATCAGAGGTTTTTCTTTTGAGTTTAAAATAAGAATTCTTTCCAAAAACATCTTCAATTAAAAGATTTTCTTCTAAATTATGCGCATTATACGACTGGTTATCTGGTTTTTTATTTTTGTCAAACGGCACCACAACTCTGAACCCGTCCACATCTTTGAAGCCAGATTGGTTAAAAGTTGCCTCTTCGAATGGGAATGCTTTTCGGACAGAAACTTTAAACTTTCCTGCTGTCTTTTCACTGTAACTGATCGTTGTGATAAGAAAATAGTTTCTTCCTAATTGGCTGTCAATGTTTCTTCTCAATTCCTCTTTAACGTATTTTTCAGAAGTGGATAAATTTTCAAAATAAGGAAACTGATAAGAAACAGCGTCTTTTAAAAACTCTGTCAAGCCTCGCTTCAGCATTAGTCGATAGTTAAACTGATTGTTGTAATCTAAATTAATGAAGTTCAACTTTTCTTCTAGAAATCTTTCATCGATTGAAAACACAGAACGATCTTTAATCTCTTCCGGGTAGACAATCTCTTTAAGTCTCTTGGAAATTCTTGAAATTTCCACTGCTATAAGATCTCTTATTGCAATACAAAAGTCAGTTTCTTGCTTTATTTTTTCAACTTTATTGTGATGGTGTAAAAGAACTTTTGTGATGTCATATGCATCATTCACAATCAAATCGTTACCATTTTTTGTTCCAGATATTGAAATCTTGGAAACATCAAGCTGTTTGAATCTCTCAATCATAGAGTTTAGAAACTCTTTCTGTTGTTTTAAGCTTTCTTTTTCCTTCTGGACTAAGCCAATCTTGTCCAAAGAATTCCTAACATCAATTGCAGATTGATTTAAAAGAGCTTGTATTGCCCTGATCAGATCCTGCCCTCTCAAACTTCTGTCAATAGTGAACCCCGTATTGGAAATGTTAGCAAAAATTGGATTAACGCTTTGGCTAGAATTTTTAAAAGAAGCATTAGCTCCAGTTTTAAATTCATATATTTTAGAATTTTTACCAACATTGCTTATAATCAAATCAGAAGCGTTCCAATCTAAATATTTAAGAACAACATTTGAAAAGAATGAGTTGTTACGACTAACATTGGTGCCAAAATCAGAAGCTGCTTTTTTCTGATCTGCAATATTTTTACCAGAAAGATTTTTATCTATGTCGTTAATTTCTTTTTTAATCTTGTCGGCAAACTCTGGTGCAAAATCAAAATATCTTATCTTTTTTAGAAACTCTTGCTTTTCAGATTGTGTCAATCTTAAATAATCAAAACTCTCTTGCGAACCCAGCGCATCTTTGAAGATTAAATTTCTGAACATTTGAATGTAAATGAAATCTTTCATCATATCATCTACATCAACTTCTTCAAAATCAAACTGGGAAAAGACGTGAATAGACTTTAAAACAAAGCTGGCCACCTGAAGCTTAAACTTCAACAAAAGGTCTAAATACCTTTCTCTTTCCAACTCTTCATCAATGATTTCATTTGCTGCTGGTTTGTAGTAGTCAAAGATATCAACCCCAGCAACAATTCTAGCTTCTTCTTTGAAGTTCACCAATTCTTTATATTTCAAAGAGCCGGCTCGTGATGAAAACAATTTTCCACAAAAACTTCTATCATCTGCCGGGTAATAAGGTGGAATAACATCATATGACGAAATCTTCGACGAATCAAAAGAGTTATTAGACGCGGCGACAGGAACTTTTCTAGAATAAACACTATTGTAACAAACCTTTGCTAACTGGTTGTATGTCGTGTGCAATTCTCTTTTGTATTTTTCATCAATTAAAGAATTTGAATCATCCCTCCCTACCTTGCCATAATCAATGCCAAGAGAGTTGTACAAGTAATTTGTAAATGAATTTCCTTCCTTGATATCATCTTTCTTCTGCTCTAGAATAACTTCGTTTTTAAACCCTGTAGGGATTGGCCTGTATCGTACATTTTTATCGCCTATCGCAATTAAGCTGCTAATTTCAGCAAACCGGCTCCTGTTTCTTCTCTTTTTTTCGAACGGAGTATAAGAGTAGGCACACAGCTTTGTATAGAATGGAACTTTTAAATCAGAATTGTAAAAATATCTCTTAGGATCTGCCCCTTTATCGGTTGCTTTGAACACGTCAACATAATATGATAATGCTCTAGAGCTTTCTGTAAAGTTTCCATAATTCTTGAACACGGTGTATTCATATTGCCCATCGGATAATTGGCTACGAATCTCACCTTCGCTTAAAAGAATGTTCTTTTCTAACTGAGGATTGATTTGCTTGCTTATCTTAGAAATGCCTTCTTTTTCATAAGACTTAATTAAAGAATTCTTTATCCTATTGATATCCCCTTGGGCAGCTTTATTAGAGCCAGTCAATTGCCTAAATATTGAATTTAAAAAAGGCTCTGCATCTTCGTTGTAATTAAAATTAAAGTTATAATACTTTTTATAACCATCTATTCCGTTTTTATAATAGGTTTCATAGCCATCCACAATCGAAAGCAATCTTCTTTCTTTTCTTCTCTGTTCTTCTCTTTCCAAAAGCTTTTGGATTGCTTGCTGATTTGCTCTCATTTCTTTTGGGAAATAGGCAATCTCAATTGCTCTTGATAAACCTTCTTTTTTATTTTTTATGTAATCTTTTCTAAGAGATTTAAGCTTGTCTTTGTCCCTTTGAAAAACGCAAGGTCGCAACTTTCCAGCGTAACTATCCGGGTCTAAACAAGGATCGTCTCCAAGTGATGCAACCGCTACATCGGCACACAATTCCTCTCTTTCCGGTAAGATATTTCCTAAATACACAAAAAGGTTTTTGACTTTCTCTTCTGTATTCAAATATAAAGCAATATTTGGGTAGAATGCTTCAATATAAAATATAACAGATTCCACCACTTGTTCTTCTGCCGCCCCTTCAAACAAGGAACAAACCTCAATCTTTGTTAAAAACGAAGAAAGATCTGCCAAAAGACCTATAAAATCATCCAAAGTATCAGAATCTAATCCAAACTGCCTTCTTAATTCCTCTTTGAGTTCTGGAATATCATCAAAAGAGAACGTACCAACTTCGTCTTCGTCACAAATGTTATTAACAATAACATCAATTGTCTTAGTTGCTGCTGTCACTATAATTGGAACAATTGCATTTAAAAATTGCTCTCTTCTCCTGTTGACAAGAGCATCATTAACTGTTCTAATTGGAGCCATTCTTAAGGTTTTTTTAGAATTTGAATAATTTGCAATATATTTACTAACAAAATCAAAACCATCTTCTGTAATGCCCAAAGCTTTGTCTGCTATGTTCAAACTTTCAGTTATAAATTCATCTGTGTTTTTTGCAAAATCATCAATTTCTTTCTGTTTTTGTTCAAAAACTTCTTTAACTTCACTGAGGGGGATGTTTTTCGTCAAACACCTTATGGCATCGCCTGCCAAATTATCAACATTGAACTTTCTTACATAATTTCCATAAAAAGCGCTTACTTGCTTATAGCCAGAAGAGGACATAACTTCTCTTGCAAAGTCCGATTTCAAATTTTTATAATTTGAAGTAAAGAAGTTTCCAACTTTTTGATTGTTATTTTTAAATCTTAAAGATGCTTTGTAAAACTGATCAATATAGGTATTAATATAGTTGTTGATTTCGTCCTTTTCTTGCCTTGCTATCTCTGCTGTTTTTAAAATCTTGTTATTTTGCTTTTTCTGGATCTTTTTAAGCTCTTTGACGGCCTTCTTTTCGCCTCTCGTTTGAGCATCAATCTCATCCAATTCGCTATATGCATCTTCAATTTTTCTTTCTTTTTCTCTTTTTTGCCTTTCTTGGACTTTTTTAGACAAAAAGTCATCTAGATATTTAATATATTCTCTGAAATTTGATAATTCTCTTTTTCTGGGGGCTACAATTCTGTCTGGGCCGACAAGATTATATGAAAAAGCATTCAAAGACTTCAAAAGCGAAATATACTTTGAAAGATCGGCTTCTTTTTCAAAAAGAGAGCGAACATATTCTTTATTATTAGCAGGATCTCCAATAGTATTATATACTTTTCTCCAATCAGCCTCTTTACTGCTATCTGCCAAATAAAATGCGAAGGAAGAGATCTTTTCAATATTATCTACTGCCAAGCGATCAAATTCTTGAAAACTGTAATTTGCCATTAGTTTGTCCCATTAAATCTTGAAAGTAAGAATGTCTCTTCTTTCGGATTTGTCCAGATTTGTTCCCAATTGGTTAGGTTATCAACTTGCTGCTCTAACCTTCTTCCTATGCTCTCCATTTGTTTATTCAGCTTTGATGACAAACCAACAAAAGCCTCGATCGTTATAACGCCGGGAGGCGTAGTTGGAGCGCCCGGAGCGCTTGAAAAGTGAGTGTGATTTGAAACCACCCTATTAAATGAAAGTTGATAACTAACAAACTCTTGCAAAAGCCCATTTAATATTAAAACATTCTCATACATTTGATAATAACTTTGAAAAAAGTTCTTGCCTTTAACAAATGGCTGTACCTCTAAAACACCTTTGTCTGCATTTTGAGCGATCAATTGAATGCCGGCTGGTGTTTTATCACCTTTGTTGTACACACCCGTAACCAACTTAATCCCTTCGTCACCAACAATCCGAACCAAATCTGCTTTCACACCGATAGCGGGACGACCTGTAATGCTAGGCGCTGTGTTGAAATTATCAGTTTTTACTATCCCAAAGTTTTGATCAATGTCTGTCTTTTCTGATATATAAATTCTAGCAGCATCGTACCGAAAGTTGGGATCTGCGAACACTCTTCTTTCAGGGCCACCGCCTTGTCTGATTGTTGTTTTTGCAAATTGAGATACTCTACCCGCAACAATATCGATTGTAGAAGATTTTTGATGACCTAAGCCTCCATACCCCGATGTCAACCCAGAAGGTCTATCTTTCCCTATTACTATTGACGCATTGGAGTTCTTACTATCTAATATAATATCCCCATCTGCCTTGATATACTCTGGCTTTGGGATAAGCATTTGAGAGCCGCCCACGCCTAGCATTCTAGCTTTTCGCAAGCTTGGGTTTAGGTTGTTAATTTCTTTTAACTGATCGGTGCTTAAAGCATCTTTATCTGTGTTTAATCTTTTTGCACCCTGAGAAGGTTTACTTGCGCTGATTGTCATTTTTATCTATCCCAAAATCCAAATTGATCTGCCAAAGCAAATGTGATTGGTATACCAAAAACCACTACGTCTTTTCTGTGTTTTGCTCGTGTCCCTCTCTTGTTTAAAGAGTAAAAAGTTCTTGTTGCTAATTTTGTTTTATATTGAAAAAACATTGCTTCATATGTTTCTATTTTGTATTTATTTCCTGATTTTTTAAACCCTTTGCCGGCAGACACAGCAACGTGTCCATATTTTCCACGACTACTATTTCTAACATAAAAAACACAGGCCCCGGGGGTATATGCAAACTGCTCAATGGTGATATCCAAGCCAAAATTCAATGCATATAAGGTTTGAGAGTGAGAACCCCTTCCATATTCCCAAGCAACTTTATCATAAGTTTTTGGACTTCTTTTTGCATCATAGCCCCTTAACCCAAGAATAAAACCCAACTCAAAAGCTAGCCAAGCAGGAATTCCTGAACAATCAAATGTACCATCTTTGAAGACACCGGTTCCATCAGTTGTCATCAAATTGGAATAGTTATTAAAATAACCATCTTTTGTAAAACCTTTTCCTGTTGCTTTTAAAATTCCAGCAATATTGTTAGGTTGCTTATATCTTCCGGGGTTTGTGTATTTTTGAACTCCACCAAACATATAAGGATAAAACTTTCCGCCGGCAAATCCAGAGTCCATTATTGATCTGATTTTTTGCTCAAATTGCTTGTCTTTCCAAAGGGATTTGCCTTTCGTGCTTCTAATCCTGTTTCTCATAGAAATAGCGGCTTCTCTTATCTTCTTGTTGCAAGGTTTGCAGTTGTAATTAAAATGTCTAATTTCACCATCGTAGTTAAAGATGTAAGAGTTTATCTGACTTCCTTTTATAATAGAGTTTTTTTCACAGTCATCGCTGCTAGTTTTCAAAGAAGATAGCCTTGTTTTTTGCCTAGTCTTTTGTGCCAGTGCACGAACATCTACCGTTGTACTGAAAGATAAAGCTCCTTGGGCTCCGGGAGGCACACCAGTCCCAACGACAGAGACAACCCTACCCTGACTTGGAACGCCTCCAGCAACTGTGTCATACTTTACTTCAACAACATCGCCTTTGTTGAGTGGTGTCTTTGAAGGATTGAAAACATAACTCTGTGAGTCGTTAAACTCAGAAGAGATCAAAAGAGCAACAATCTTCTCTATCTGATCTTTTGAAAGATCTTTGTTTACTTCGACTTCTAAAGGGTTTCTTTTATTTGCGTGAATATCGTGAACATAGACATGATAGTATTCGGTTGCTTCTGCGCCGTCTCCATTGATATCCGGAGCCAACACGATAGCGGAATATCTATTATTTGAAGAAATTATACCCTTTGGCCTATAAACTGCCTCTCTGATAAACTTGCGCATTTCAACAAATGCTTGGTTATCATCATAGTAAAGATCGTTAAAACCTAGAGTGTCAAACTCAGATCCTTTATCATAAAAATCATCAGCCACAAAAAGACCTCCTTACTTTTCATTTTCCAACATATCATAAAGTTCTTCGGAGGAAAGATCGTCGCTTTCATGACGAAGCTTTTTTTCTTGGAGTGTCAAAACTTTGATCAATTGCTCATTAGACCTTTGAAGAGCTTCAAAATACTTTGCAACAACCATTCCGGCACGAGTATGATTTTCTTCGTTCTTTTTCAAATAAACCATTGCATCAACCAAAACAGAGTTGATTGCTGCTCTATCTGTTTTAACGTTGTCTAAGATCTCTTCTAGCTTTTGATCGTAATCCATTTTAGATTTCTCCGTTATCCCACTTTTGCTTGAATTCTCTATATCTTTTCCTGATCTTCGTTAAACTGGAAGTTAGTTGTTTTGTGTTCATTCCAGTGATTTCTCGAAGATATAGATAAATAGCTTTCTTATTAAAAATTGGGATTGAATCAATGTCTCGGAAAATAATCTCAATGGCTTTGATAAGTTTTTCTTCTTGTTCTTTTAGATCCATTTTCTTCCATTCTTGGATTTCATTTCCTAAAAGCATCATAAACTCAGAGTTTTCTCTTTTTTCGTGGTATTTGTTTTCAACGATCAATTGATCTTTAACTTCATAGATGTCTTCAATAACAATGTGCTTTTTAAGTCTTTTCTTGTGTTTCTTTGTTTCGTGAATAAACCAGTTTTTAGTGATCACAGAAAAGTAAGAAAAAGCTTTGTGACCCTTTTCAGGTTGAAACTTTTCTAAGATTGTGACTAACCAGACTTTGCATTCTTCTCGGAGGGAATCAATATTGGGAAGGCTTGTAAATCGGTAAGTGTAAACAATTTTATCAACCATTTCAGAAAAAACTGGCTTGATATCTTGCTTGTAAATGCGGCTTCTAACGTTGATATCTTCTGTGCTGTTGTACTTTATAATCTGCTGTTCGTGAAATTTGGTAAAGTACATATTCTCTTTTTTTCTTTTTCTACCTCTCTTCTTCGGCTGGTTTTGTTGTTTGTTCGGCTGGGGCATATTCATCCTTTATGTTTTCCTCTAATTCTTGCAGCAGTTCTTTTTCTTCTTCATATTCTTCTTCTTCGTATAAGAGAGAATAAAAGTCTTCAAAGTTTTCTATCTTGTCTTTTAAATGTTTTGTATGTGTTATTAGAGCTTTTAAAGTTTCATCCCCATAGAACATTTCCATTGAATAAAGAGCTTTAAGGTGTTCTAAGAATTCTAACACCTCTTCTCTTAATTCAGCGACGTTCTCAGCAAAAAAGAAAAGTTTTCGAAGAAGGGCAACCACATAAAATGTTCCTCCTATAACTAGGAGAGTTAGCAAAGTTGCATAAATAGTTAACATTTATTTTTCCCACTCTTTTTGAAGATTTAATTTTTGCTGTTTGATTTCTTCCTTTGTTTCTTCAATGTGTTTTTTCACTAAATCTCCCGGTTTTCTACCTTTTTTGTCTTGAATTTTGATAAAATGCCTATGAAAAGAAGGCACTTTTTCTACCTGACACTCTTCTTGTTCGCAATCTGGGTGTCTTTCAAGAGTTTCACTCATTTGATGACGATACTCGAAAACAAATCCACAGATCTTGCAACAATAATCGTACTTAGGCATCCAATTCTTCCGTTTTTCCAACATTTGAAAATTCCTCCAAGGTTTTACCTTTTGGAGGATTATTAACGATCAAAAGTTCATTTTGATCTAGTTGGAAGTCAAAATCTTGCAAAACTGGGACAATGTCGGATTGTTCCAAGATTGAATT